ACGCCAACTGCGACGCCAACTGCGACGCCAACTGCGACGCCAACTGCGACGCCAACTGCGACGCCAACTGCGACGCCAACTGCGACGCCAACTGCGACGCCAACTTCCCCAGATACTGACGGAGACGGGATACCAAACGATCAAGATCCCGATATTGACGGAGACGGGATACCGAATGGTCAAGATCCCGATATTGACGGAGACGGGATACCGAATGGTCAAGATCCCGATATTGACGGAGACGGGATACCAAACGATCAAGATCCTTCGCCGTATGGTCCTACAATCGAAACAGAGACAGAGACAGAGACAGAAACGGAGTCGGAAACGGAGGCGGTATTGAATCCTGGAACTATATTTGCTGTATATAGGAAATTTTTATGAAAAATAGAATTTTAAAAATGACGGCTGAAAATGTAACTTTACATGAAGCTATAAATAATTTTCACCAGCAAGCAGACGATAATATCCTATCTGTTGGCTATGGATTTAAAACTATTGGTGGGAAAATTACAAATGAAAAAAGTATAGTCTTTAGTGTAAAAAACAAGATTTCGCTTGATCAATTAGAGCCTGATAAAATAATACAAGATTACGTATCAATCAACGGAGAGGCTATAAAAACTGACGTTGTTGAAATAAGCGATATTAGAGTATTAGCTTGTGATCCAAATTTTACTTCATGGCAGAATACTCCTCCTAGTAATAGAAATAAAATTAGACCAATAAAGGGCGGGTTGTCTGCTATTAACTACACTGACCTTCCTAATTATCATTGCACAATGGGGTTTCTTGCTCTAGATGATACTGATAATAAAATAGTTGGTGTTTCAAACGTTCATTGTGCTTCAAGCAATCCATTTTCTATACCCGCTATGGGTGTGTATGTAGCAAATGAAATAAGACAACCGAGTGATGGCGGTGAAGATGATATAATCGGTTTTTTAAAAAGAATCAACTATTTAAAGCAAGACTCGAATAATCTTGCAGATGTTGCTATTTACTCATTAATTGATTCGGTAGTAGGGCTAAATTCAGAACATGAGCAGGAGGGTCTTTCTGCGCCGCCGTCTTCTAGTTTTGCTAGCTTTGCTTCGTATAATGAAATACAAAGTTTGATAACTAGCGATCCTGACTTATACAGCTCTGGAAGAACTACTGGAGCAAAAGGACAAGGATCTACAAAGCTTAAAATAAATCAAATTGGAGTTTCTCTTAAGATTAGTGGCTATGGAGGAGCAAGTGGTCCTGTTAGTTTTATAAATTGTATGTCTTTTATAGCTGTTCCATCTGGTCAAACAAGACCATATTCAGAAGCTTGTAAATATCCGATTTCTGGCGGTGATTCCGGCTCTGCTTTAATTGCTGATATAAATGGCAGCAAAAAAATAATAGGATTAGTATTCGCTGGGGCTTCAAATCAAGCCGGAGAGTGTGTGATGGGTTATGCTTGTAATATTATAGACGTAGCTAAAGCAATTTGCATATCTTCAGCTGCTGCTCCTGCGACGCCAACTCCGACGCCAACTCCGACGCCAACTGCGACGCCAACTCCGACGCCAACTCCGACGCCAACTCCGACACCATCGTAGAATTTTGTGATTTAAATTTATAGAAATATATATATGGAAAAATTAGAAGATTTAGTATATCAGTCGCCAAATAAAATATTACCTTCGTTTGGAAACCAATTTGTTGAAATTTTTTCTTTACCTGGAAAAGTTAGTTCTCCTTGCGTATTTGTGAGTGGCGATGGATGGACGGATACCTATTTTAATATGGGTTATTATTCTGGTGATCCAACAACTAAAATAAATAGTCAAGATTTTACATCTCCAGCTGGTGGGGTTTCTGTTTCTGGTTTGCCTGTGGAGATTATTGATGTTTCTAATTATACTGTTACAACTACAATAGGTGATTGTTGTAATCCTTTAAATGACGGCGGCGGCGGAACACCACCACCACCACCACCGCCGCCACCACCGCCGCCTGGTGACGACCCCTGTGAAATAAATGATTGTTGTAATGCTGGAGGTGGACAGGGCGATATTCACTATTTTACTTCAACTCCAGGTGCGGCAGGTATAGAAGCTTTAGTATTTGTAGACGAAAATTATTATGGAGTAGAAAGTCACTGGGTGGTCGAGTGGATAGAAATAGATCAAAATGATAATGTTTCGGCTATATTAGCTAGAAGAAGTTCGTCAAATCTTTTTCAGACTACTACAGTTAATACTCTTTTTCATATTATTGGAAACCCAATAGGCATTAGAGGTACATTTGCCGGAAGTATAATGAAGGGGTTCGGCTTTAGTTTCAAAAAAGGTGCTATATCGAGTTATACTGATGACCCTTCTTTAAATAGCTTAAAATATATAGGCGGAATGACTGTAGAGTTTTTCAGGTCGATAGCAGCGGGAACATCGCCAGTTGGTTTCAGCCCTAATACAATAGGAAGAAATAAAAGTTTTGTGCCTGATTATAGATTTAGACTAGTATCTGATCAAGGGCAAGATTTATCTCCTGTTTCTACTGATGGGAATCGTTCATCTATTATAAAAAATCCTACGAGTTTAAATTCGGTATTTTCAGGTTTTGTTAATAAATTAACTGGTAATAATTTTCTATTGAAAACAAAAGATTTTTCTCCGATTCTTCCAATTGAATATTTTACTTCAGGTCAAGAAGTTAATAATGTGGGCGTTATGCTTTATGACGATGCGGGTAGAGAAAATAATAGTCAAAGATATTATCCAATGTTGTTAAATAATATTCAAGCCAAAAGCTTGTTTGATGCATATGCTCAAGTTGTTGGCGGTGGTGGTACAAATCCGACGCATATTAGCTCGAACAATTATTTTTATAATTCTGGATTAGAAACCAGAAACAAAATATTAAAATATGATAATCTTGCTCTGGGGTCAAGTCAAAGTTTAGAAAGTGATCCTTGTAGCAGTTGGGGAGGGGGTGGCGGCGGAACATCTTTTGAAAGGGGAAATTCAAAGAATATAGCTAATAATTTTACTATTACTCCTTTAGTAGTAGATCAAAGACTTGCTCATATAAATGCTAATCTTGGTGCTGCTAGCTTTACATGTCAGGAATGTGTTGATCCCGATTTTGCGCCAGTTACAGGAAATTGCAACAATAATAAATGGAAGGTTGCCCTTCAAGTTGAGGCGGAAAATGTAGGTATTCAGCTAGGGCCTTCTACGGACTGTCGTTGCTGTGGAAATAAATCTGAGTTTTATTATTGGGATAACTCCGCGTTCTGCGGGAGAACGCAGAGCGTTTGTATGCCTTTAACCGTTATACAAAATGGAAGCAGTGTTGGTTTTGATAACTATGGTTTTGGAGGAAAGGTTATCCCGTTTTTCACAAATATAAATGACGATATGGGTAAAATTACAAATAAGATTAGCTTGTTTACTGGCGCTTATATAATTAATGGTAGCCTTGCAAGTGGGAGATTTCACGTTCTGGCTAAGGATTATAATCTTTCTAGTTCTTCTAATTATCCATATCAATCAAATGGTCTTGAGTCGCTTGACATTAATGATCAGATTGGTAAGGCTTTTTTATGCAATAATTCATTTAGAGGTAGTCTACCGGACGCAAAAATATTTAACCCTCTTTAATATATAGATTTTAAAAAAAACTGTATTTAGTATTTGTAATATTATGTATACTATTGAAATACAAGATTTATCAAGAACAAATGAAATTGTATTGGAGACTTCTTTAGCTCCTGTTCAGTCAGTGAATGGGATGGTTGGGGCAGTTAATATTACTCCAGAAAAGGTTGGGCTTGGTAATGTAAATAATACATCGGATATGGATAAGCCCGTATCTTTTCCTATTTCTGGCGCGCTTATAGCTTTAGAACAAAAAATACTTTCGCAGGTTCAGCTTTCCTCTCAAGAAGATTTAGAATTTCAGGTAGGCTTATATTCGGGCATAGATTTTCTAAATGTATATTATCCAAGAAATTTAATACAAAAGCCGAAGTCTGTGACTTGTTCTATAGAAAACAATATAGATAACTTGATATATAATCACCAAATATCAAATGTCACAAACGTTAGTTTTGATATAGAGTTTAGCGACTATCTTTCTTCTGATGGATATATTTTGCATGTGGTTGCTTCAATTTAGTTAAGTTTAATAATTTAATTCTATTTGAATAAATCTGAATGTAATAAATTTATGTAAGCTATTCTATTTAAATATGTTAAGTAGATTGGCTGTATTGGTAAAATAAAATAAAATAAAATAAATAATTATGATAAATGCTTTTAAACAAATTAGATTAACTAATATTAATGTTAGCGGAAACAATGGTAGAATAGAGGCTGGGGCAAGTGGAAGCTTTGCTTTTCTTTCGGAGCTTAATGCTTCTGAATCTGCTCTTTCAAATACCATAGCTACTACTGGTGCAGATTTATACTCTTTGCTTACTGGCGCGAGTGGAACATTGGCTGGAAATACAGCGAATAGTCTTTTTGCCTTATCAAGTGATTTAGCTACTGCTAGTGGTGATTTAAATACAAAAATAGATACCGTTTCTGGTAATTTAAATACTTATATCGATGATCGCATTAGTGACGTCATTGATATGGCTCCGGCTGCTCTTGATACATTAAAAGAACTTGCGACATCTCTTAATAACGAGACTGGTTTCGCTGTTAGAATTACAAACGATTTAGCAACAACTGGAAGCTCTTTATATGCTTCTCTAACTGGTGTTTCTGGTCATTTTTCTTCTACAAATAAACAATTCACTGTAAATGTAAATAATGGTATCGAGAGTGCTTTTGTTGCCTTCCCTGGGGCTCATTTCTCTTCTGTGCCAACAGTTCAGGCAACCGTTGAGGGAGACGAGGTTATTTATGGACTAATTCTTAAAAATCGCTCAGTTTCCGGATTCAATGTTTATTTTTCTGATGTAGTTCAGGAATCTAATGTTGTTTTGAATGTATTTGCTTCAAATCAGTAAGTTAAGCAATATTTAATTTAAAATATTAAAAAATTAATTAAACTGAAAGAGTCCTATCCTCTTTCAGTTTTTTTTGTATAATTATATTGATAATTAATAATAATAATTATATATTCAATTAGCAGAAAAATCTTTTATTGAGGTTTTAGTTTGTGTATATATTTATATATAGATATTTGTTATTTATATGAATAGCAAATACAACTTGGTTATATAACCAATAATTATGGCAACAAAATTTAAATCTAAGTTATTTTATGGAAAAACAGGGTTTTTTGACTCTGTTGGTATTGGCGTATCTGAACCTGAGAACGGATTACACATATCAGGCGCCGATTTTAAACTTGAAAGCGGGCAGGCTTATTTTCAATATAGACCGCTTATATCTGGTTCCCCAGTTATGTTATATGGCGATACTATAAGCGTGGATGTATCTGATTTATATCCACGTAATAATCCTAGCGGATTTATAACAGGAATTTCTAATTTAGTTTATACCACTGGAAATCAAAGCATTTCTGGTGTTAAAACATTTGTAGATAAAATATTACTATCTGATTTATCGCAATCGTCAGCAACTACAGGACAAATGCTGGCATGGAATGGCAGCGCTTGGCAGCCAACAACTCCGGTTACTACTGGAACTGCAATTCAGAAAAACACATCAGACGTTACCCCGGTTAATTTTATACGCGTAATAACGCAGGCGGAATATGACGCATTGCCGATAAAAGATGAGAACACGATTTATTTTATTAAACAATAATGCCAACCTTCATTAAAGCCTACCTTGGAGCGACCCCGTTATTTACATCAACAGCAACGGCGGGCTTTGCATCTATTGAGGGAACTGACGCAGGCGGCGGCGTTCAATCACTTGCAAATGAGTTTAAACACTCCGCTGGAACACTCACGATTTTTGGTAATGTAACCTCGACAAAGGACTTCCATCTTTGCGAGGGGAGTTCGACTGCGCCAGCGAATTGCGTGATTGCGGGAACGCTCACTCAAACTAATGCAGGGCCGCAGGGAGGGCCGCGAGGCTTTACTGTCGCCCAAAGTGCAGGACAGGTTGGAACGCTAACAATCAACGGCGCAACGATCTCGCTCTTTGCGGGCGCGATGATTGGAGACAATCAATCGACCGGCGCAGTCGGCGCGATCACTCTAAACAGTGGAACATTTGCAATGAACGGGGGCTTTTGGTTTTCGGGGCCGAGCAACACCTTCACCATGAATAATGGAACCGCGACGATGACAAATTGCTACATCGGCGGCGGTGGCAATGGAACGACCAATCCAAATCCTGTTTCTGTCATTACCATCAACGGCGGCGTCTTCAACATTTCGCAACCCGTCGCCATAAATCAATCCAACATGATTTTTGGCGTAAGTACCGCCGGAATCTCATCGACCAACACCGTAAACCTCAACGGCGGAACGCTAAAACATAATCACTTCTCCGCGAACACTCCCGCCTCGGGCCGGACGCAAGTGAACACGATCAACTTCAATGGCGGCGTGCTGGAATTGGACAAAGGCGCAAGCCGCGCCTTCCCGCTAAACACGCCCGTTGGAGTGACTTGGAATCTCATCGTTAAAAATGGCGGCGCAGTCATTTCAGTTGCCACCGGATTAACGATGACAATGGCCGTTGCGTTTTCAAATGATGGATCAAATGGAGGACTTACAAAAGTTGGAGCAGGAACGCTGGATATGGGTAGCCTTGCGCATTCCTACAATGGAACGACCGCGATTTCAGCAGGGATAATTAGACGCGCAGTAACATCTGGAGCATCGACTGGAACTGCAACATTCGGGGCATCTACCTTATCAGTTTCATTTAATGTTGCGCCACCATCTGGAACGACAACTTTCAAATTCTTCCCTGCCGCAACAACAAATTCCTATGCCTCTGTAACCTTGACAGGAGTTTCCGCTGGAACGACCGCGACATATAATTCTGCAAATTCAACCCTTTCAGTTATTGCACCATGACAATTCCTCATAACGAAAATGGATGGGCGTATGATAATTCAATCGGAAACTGGAAACTTGTTTACGAAAGAAATCAAATTGTGATTTTCGAGCAAACCGATCAATGTATTGCCACGCAAAGTATTTTATTTGTAGGGACGAAGCAGGAATGCGAGCAAGAAATGATTCGCCTTGGATTGCCGCTTTCGGAATGGCAACAATCTTTTAATTCGCAGGATGACGAGCTAGACAGCCAGCAAAATACCCAGGATTCCGGCTTTGTATCGTGGTTTTCTAACTTATTTAATAAATAAATTTTAAAATAAAAAAATACATAATAATATAATTATTATGGCTAGAAAAAATAAATTACAGGATTTAGATCAGGTTGATGGAAAATTAGCTGGCGGATCTGGTTTTAAAACTTTAGACGCCTTAATTGGAGAAAATCTTTCTAATCCTTATAGGTGCTCTAATGAATCGGAATATGAGTCGTATGTAAATGAATTAAATTCAACCGATCTACATAGACATGCAGAAAAGGTTGGCTTGGTTCCTTCTGTTGATAGAAGAGTACTTAAAGACAGGCTAATGAGAGAGTTTAGAAAATTTATTGCTTCGAGAAGCATGGTTTCAGATGACTTGATTAAAAATCATATGACGAATGACTCTTCTGGTAGTTGCTTGAGCGTTTCTGCTCAAAGGATATTGCGCGAAGGAGCATAATTTTTGTATAAGCTTGTTGTTTTTATATACAAGCAAGTGTAAAAAAAATAATGAGCTGCTCCTATTATGATGAGTTTATAAATTCTGTTTATGAAGAAATAGGCGAGGCTTCTGGATATTCTCATGAGTATTTAGCATATTGGTTTTCTGAAAATGCAAATTTAGCAAAATTAAATAATCTTATAGGAACTTGTTATTCAGCGTCTTATGTTACTGGCGAGTATGGTGAATTAATAAGTTATTCTATTAAACCGGAAATTAAAAAAGAAGAGCTGTCTGTTTATCAAAAAATATTTGAATTAGATTTTTATAATAAGCAAGCTAAAAATATAAATCGTGGACACTCTGCTTATGCTGCATCTAATTGGACTTCTTTAAAAGAAGGAAATTCTTCAATTTCAAGAATTAATAAGAGCGATATCGTAAAAAGCTATAAATCAATAGCTAAAAATTGCAAATCTGAACTAGATAAACTTGTTAAATCCTATCTTAAATTCAGGAGCGTTCCTCAGATGATCGTTGAGGATTCTTTAGACTATATAAAAATTGCTGATTTTTTCCCTTTGCCGACCTCTACTCCGGTACCGCAACCAGATAGCGAAGCAATTTATACTATGGGAGATTTTGGACAGCAGATGAAAACAATTAATGGCGAGCTATTGGGTTTGATTAAAAAATAAGAAGTGTATTAGATATATTATATATCATGGCTACTTTTAAAGATTTTTTTCTTAATGATACTCCAACCAGTGGGGATTTTCTGGTTGGATATAGTCAAGATGGTTCTGCTGAATTTAGAACAACAATAGAACAATTAGCGAACGCTATTCGTATTAGTGGCATAAACGGCGTAGATGGAAAAAGCGCTTATGAGCTTTGGCAGCTAGCTTCTCCAGCCAATGTTGGAGACTTAAATGGATTCTTAAATAGTTTAATTGGAGTTGACGGAAAAGACGGGATTGATGGACAAGACGGGGCCGACGGTCAGGATGGGCTTGATGGAAGAGACGGGATTGATGGACAAGACGGGATTAATGGCAAAAGTGCTTATGAACTTTGGCAGCTGGTTTCTCCAGCTAATACTGGAGATTTGGCTGAATTTTTAAATACTTTGAAAGGCGACAAAGGCGATAAGGGTGATCATGGCGATCAAGGTGATAGCGCTTATAATTTATGGCTATTAGAAGATGGAAATGATGGAAAAACTGTAACTGAATTTTTAAATAGCTTAAAGGGTGAAAAGGGCGATACTGGAAGTATACCAAATATTACTACTAGTGACGTAACGGAAGGATCTAGATTATATTTTACAAGCGAAAGAGCTTCTGGCGCCGCTCCTGTTCAATCTGTTAATGATAAAATCGGAAATGTGGCTATAGGTATAGATGATATTCCTAATTTGTCTGATGCTCTAAATAGCAAGCAACCAACTGGAAACTATGTCGAATTAGAAAATAATTATATTCCTTCTCGTTATATTCCTGGCTCGGTTGATCAAATTGAGGAATTTTCAAGTTTTAGTGAATTGCAATTAAACATTGGATCTTCTAATGTTTTATATGTTACGACTGATAATAATAAGGTTTATAGATGGGGCGGTACAGTTTATGTAGAAATAGTTGCTTCGCCAGGTACCACAACAGAGATTTTAGAGGGAAACAACTTGTATTTTACAAGCGAAAGAGCTAGGTTAGCTGCTCCTGTTCAATCGGTAGCTAACAGAACGGGAGATATCTCATTGATGGTTTCAGATATAACTGGTTTGAGCGATAGTTTAATATCCTCTAATGTGACGAGTTCTGAAATCGTAGCTAAACTTCCATTGGGGGTAAACGTTGGTATATATAAAAACGATTCAATCATACCTAAAGATACCCCTTTTGAAACTATTTTGCAAAATATGTTGATAACTAGGGTTGCTTATAGTTATAAAGCGCCAACTTTATCGGTTGATTATCAGGGTTTAAATCCTGCGGCAACATACGAAGTTGGCGATACTATAAGTTTTAATATTAATCCAACATATACTAAAAACGACGGTGGAAACTTAATAGACTTCACATATTCAAGGGCTGGTTCGTCTTTGGGAACTGGTAGTTCATACTCGGTATCTGCGTATAAAATCGTATCAAATACTACATTTCAGGTTTCTGCAAATTACAGCGACGGTCCAATATATAATGATAATTTGGGTAATCCAGATAATAATAACATTAAAGCTGGCACGTTGACAGCAACAAAAACAGTAAATGTTTTATATCCATATTTTTATGGAAAATCTACTACTCAGCCAACCGTTGATAGCATAGCCGCTACTATACAAGCTGGAAACGCTACAAAAGTAATAGCCGATGCAAATGGTACAGTTTCAATAACATACAATGCAAACGCTGAGTATATTTGGTTTGCTCACCTTGCTTCTCAAACAACTAAAAAAAAGTGGTACAATACTGTTAATAACAACGGAGATATAGGCTCTGGGACAGTTTTGCAAGCTCCAGCTACGAAGTATATAAATTCACCAAGCTCAAATTGGACAAATATAGAATATAAAATATACATAGGAGCATTTGCTACTAAAACAGAAGGGGTTTTCGAACTTAGAAATTCTTGAAATGGCTATTACACTTAATGATAATTTGCAGGTACAGGCTAATAAAAATATTGATAACCGATATGGTCCATATAATAGCTTAACGCAGGCATTAACCTCCATAGCTGCTTTTCAAAGGTCAAGAGGTTTAACTGTTGGCGTTATAGAAGAGGGCTTGTTGAAAGAATATTGGTTTAAAGATGGTGTATCCGATGCTGATTTAGTGGAAAAAAATTCAGTTAGTAAAAATTCAGTTAGTATTATTTCAAAAACTTATACAGAATTAAAAACACTAAAAGATAATTCTCAACTAATTGCGGGTCAAACTTATAAAATAACAGATTTCCAACTTAAATGGTGGAACCTTAGCATTAATGATAACACGGTCAAAACAAGCGCATATGTTGAGCCGTTAAATATTACAGCTATTGCAAATAATAAATTTTCAAACATAGCTAGTTCAGATTTATATCCACAAGATATATTATATTATGATTTTGAAGCCACCACCTCCAGAAGTTGGGGGGGTGGTGATTCTGCTCTTAATTCGTCTCCAATTACAAATTTTAAAGGAGATATATACAGAAGAATTGATCCAATAACAGATATTGATATTTGCTATGATTGGAGACATATAACAGTTAATTGTTGCAGACCAGATTTATCTTCAATTATAACATGGACATCTTCATTAACTGCTAAATTATATGATGTTGTTAAATTAAACGGCAAGTTATTCATATCTATACTTGATAATAATATATATCCAACAACCAACAGCTATGCTTGGCAACCTTTCTCTGATTATAATGAAGAATACACTTACTTTCCCACCGATGAATCTTTTGGATTGTCTATACTCAGACCACCTACAAATATTACTGATATCAACACGTTTTACAATTATGTAAATTATAATTCAAATGCTTATATTTTAAATGTGCCAGCACTCGCCTCCACAAGAGTACAAAAATATACTTTTAATAATAGTACCGAAAGCATTGGAAGTCGAGAATTTAATGGAACTAGCATAAAATTAGGTGTTGGTTCGCATAGTAATATATTTTGTGGTTATAATAAGTATATAGATCTTGGCTATGAAGCCAGATATAATATATTCCATTATAATAATAGTAACATTTTTGCGGTTTCTAATTTTTCACAAAACATTATTAGTAATACAGTTCAAAATAATTCTTTTGGATCAACCGTGAAATTAAACGTATTCTCATCTCAATTTATTAATAATAAATTTTTAGATACTATTGTTTATAATAAATTTAGTTTTAGACAATCAGGAAATGTATTTGATAGTCAGGTAGCTGGTAATTTTTTTAGTAGCGGTATGGATAGTAATAAGTTTGGGAGTACTGTTATAGGAAATCTAACAAGACCTTCATTTAATTTAAGTAATCTTGGCCCAGTGTATTGCGGCAACAGTTTTGGTTCATACTCTGGCGGTAACATAACACTAGGAAATTGCGTTAATAATAGTTCGTTGGATCAAGTTGCAGGAAATACTTTAGGTCCCGGGTTCGTAAACAATAAATTAGGAAATTTTCAAAAAAACGAAATAGGTCCGGGATGTATCAATAATATTTTTCCTTATTATAGTTCTGCAAACAAAATCGGAAATGGATTTGAAGGCAATACAGCAACTCCTACTTCGAGTGCAACAGGGTATATGTATTATAATACAATTGGTCAAGAATTTCAATATAATGTTATTGGAGACAATTTTAAAATAAACGAAATAGGAACAAGAATGACAGGATGTACATTAGGAAATGTATTTAGAAAAAACAAAATAGCTAGCGGAGATTATACATATGATTATGGCTCTCAAATGTTAAACGGTGTTGATTTTAGAACCGCTACCCATGTTGCGAACAATTATTATAAAACTATTTTTCATAACTCCGCAGGACAAGCAAGACTAAGTTATTATAACGAAAATGATCAATTAATTATAACAGATATAACAGCATAATATGGCTACAATTACTACTACAGTCAATACAATTTCAAAAACTTATGCGCAATTAAAAACTTTGCGAGAATCTTCTTCTTTAACACCAGGACAATATTATAAGATAACAGATTTCCAGACAAAATGGTGGAATCAAGCAACGCAACAAACTGGTGGGTATTTTGTCTTAACTAGCTCGGTGGTAGAACCCTTAAACGTTTTAGCAGTGGCTACGAATAAATTTTCAAACATAGCTAGTTCAGATTTATATCCACAAGATATATTATATTATGATTTTGAAGCCGTTACGAATTATGGTATGTTATATGGAACAGGCATATCAAACTTTAAAGGTTGGATCACAAGGAGAATAGATAGCAATAAAAATATAGATGTTTCTTTAGATTGGAGACATATAACCGTTAATTGTTGTAGACCAGATTTATCAAGTATTCCTACATGGTCTTCAACTACTACATACAATCTTTGGAGTGTAGTAAAAGTTAATAATAAATTATATTATTCGTTACAAAACAATAATATAAACAACAATCCAGTTCCCAATCCCTCATATATAAATACGCCTACTGTTTATTGGAGGCCAATATCAGGATTTCGAGAAGGATTAACATACTTTCCTACTGATGAGCTTTTTGGTTTTTATGCTAATAAACCAGATGGGTCATATCTTGTTAACTTACCTGCTGATTCTGCTACTAGAACTCAAAAATATATGTTTGGGGTAGATGCAGAATCTGGTAATAATGCAAATTCTTTAGATGGTTATTCGAACATTACAATTCAAGGGACAGGTTGTTGGGGTAATATATTTTGCGGTGGAGGCAAGCAATTAAAGTTCGGCTCAAACTGTTATTTAAATTTACTAGCATATATGGAATCCAATATAGCAGGAGATAATTTTAGATTAAATATATTATCTAGTAACGCGAACAATAAATTTGGAGATGGGTTTGAAAATAACAGATCAACTATAGACACTGTGCATCCATCTTTTTCATTTTCAGAAAATGTGTTTATTACTAATACCACCAATAATATTTTTCTTGGTGGAACTGTTGGCAATATTTTTGATGTATCTACTTCTTACAACCATTTTGGACCTGTTACCAGAGGAAATAAAATAGGTAGTAATTGTTTTAGCAATTTTTTTCCTCATTATCAAACAAGATATAATACACTCGCTCCTTTTTTTAATAATAATTTTATAGATTCTAATGCGGGTTTTGAAGGGAATGTGACATTAGGATCATGTCTCAGGAATATATTTAGCGGCAGTGCGGGAGATAATTTAATTGGGAATAATTTTAGAGATAATATTATTGGTAGTGATTTTATTAAAAATCAAATTGCAGCTAATTTTATTTTCAATACAATAGGCAATTATTTTAATTGCAATATTATAGGAGACTTTAACGCCTATAACACTATAGGACACTATTTTAGGAGAAATAATGTAAGTGCTGGGGCTATTGGGAATACTAACTTCACATCATCCACTTTAGTATATAATAATTACGATAAAACAATATTTCTAAACTCCGCAGGACAAGCGAGATTAAGTTATTACAATTCTTCGGACGTGCAAGTAGTAACTTCGCCAACAGCTTAAAATATGAAAACAGTAACAATAATAAAAGATGCTTATATAGACAACTCGCTTAGAGTTAGTTATTTTGATAAAAATGCAACAAAAAAAGAGTCGAGATTGAGAGACATATCATCGTTGATGTTCTCCTTATCTGGAGAATTTCCAAAGTCGGAAGAGATATATGAAGAATTCGAAGTAACTTATGAAGATTTACTTTTTTGTGAAAGACTTAAATGGGTAAATGAAGAAAACGAATTAGATGAACAAATTGAAGCCAAGAGATTATTTTTTGAAAAAAAGATAAACAGTTAAATTAACTTTTTTTACCGTTTAATTTCCCAAAAATATAAATCAGGATGTTTTTACCATTCGGTGTTTGAAAACATCCAACAAGAAGCAAACCTTAATAAAATTAATACTCTGCCACATGATACGTTTAATCTCAAGCTGTCAGATATCACTGATGCGGAAAGTATTAGGGCTAGGTTGAAGAATGTAGCAACCGTAGATAACGTCGGGGTTATTATTTCGGACTCTCTAACTAGAGAGTAGTTTGATTATGTTAAATTAGTAATAAGTTTATTATCTAAACGAATAGAAGATAAATACTATAAAATAGTGTAGATATTTTCTATGAGCTGTGTTTATTTTAACGATTTTATTAGATCTGTTCATGAGGAGATAGGTGAGGCTGCAGGATATTCTTATGAATATTTGGCGTACTGGTTTGCTGGAAACTATAATCTTGGCAGACTGAATACTCTTATTGATACATGCTTTTCTGGTTCATATGTAACGGGGGAGTATGGGGAGATGACAAGTTATGCTATAACTCCAGAAATGCATTCTGAAGAAACAGCTATTTATCAAAAAATATTTGAATTAGATTTTTATAGTAAAATGGCTAGAAATACTTTGCGTGAAATATCCAGCGGTGGAGCAGACTGGATATCTTTGAGGGAGGGCGATTCCTCTATTACTAAAATAAACAAAAATGAAGTCGCAAAGAATTATAGGTCGCTTTCCCAAGATGCTAAATTAGAACTAGATAAAATGGTGGACTCTTATCTTAAATTTAGGGCTGTGCCTCAGCAGGTTGTTGGAGATGATGCTGTTGAAGGTGGATATTATGTTGGTCCTGGTTCATCTTATGATACTTATAGAGGAAATAGGGAAAACTTATTATAATGCAAAATTTTTTTACAGCTGAGCAAAAAGCTAGTTACGAAGACGCCTTTGAATCTTTGCACGAATCATTTGGTAGAGATGTAACTATAATAAAAGAATCTAAAAGAGTTATTATTAATACTTCCGATTCTGAATATAACTATTTCTATTCTGATGATTCTCAATCTTCTATTGAGGAGGCTTTTGTCCCTGTATCTGGGGTTTTCAAAATGAGGGTTATGTGGCAGGATCCAAGTAAAGAAGTTTTGTCCGCAGAAAATGGAATGGATACAGTTAGACCAAAAATACATGATAATTTATGCCGCTTGAAAATGAGAAAAGAAGCCTATGATTTTATTAATGGTTATAAGCAATTTGTAGTAGATGAAAAAAAATGTGATTGGGTTGGATTTTCAAAACCTCATGGAATAATTTCTCCTCAATTTTATACTATAATACTTAAAGAGGTCAATTAGACTTATGGCTGAAATAGATTATAGAAAATTAAATCTAAATATAGGTAAGTATAAGATTGTGAAATCCGCTGCTTTAGAAATAGCTGAAAGCAAACTTCAGGATTCCAAAAAAACATTGCTTGATTCGTTTTCATCTCACCCTGTTACTGTTGAGATACAAGGCGGCGCAGCTTCTAATAATATATCTGGCACTCTTGGTGGCTATGGCAATCTTTTTTCTTTTATTGGTTTTCCGTCTGGCTTGGATCCTATAGAGCCAGTTAAAAAATTAATAAATAAGATAAGATTAATTAGAAAATCTTACGTTAAGCAAGAAAAAAATGGAATGCTTATAAGTTTTAATGTTTTATCGCCTAAATTGTCAGATTTTGAAAGCGCCTCCCCAATACCTTGGGCTAGTGGAAGAAGCTGGCTGAGTGGAATAGAAAAAGGAATAAGCGGACTTGGATATTTTCTTTCCAAGAGCGGATCTGGTAGATCTGAGGGTGGAGAGCAAATTAAAAATCAAATTAGACAACTTTCGTTTAAAAGGGTTTCTTATTTTTCGAAAATGTATTCCGATTTCTTCAAAAGACTTGTAAATAATAAATAAAAATGAAGCCTTCTTTTATAAATGAATTATCTGCTTCTTTCATGATGTTTTTAGATCATGAGGTATGTTATAATGCAAATGGCTTTTTAAATGTAACAAGTGGAAAACTTTATCCTTCCAATGATTTATCATTTGGAAATAAAACAGTTTATCAGTCTGAGTATAGGCAGTGGGTAGCGGATAATAGTATATCTAATATTGGTGGGGTAGTAGCTGATTCTATTTATTATGGAAATAATACTCTTAACAAACTACAAAACGGATTACGAATTGATTATGGAATGGGAAGAGTTTTTTTAGATGAATCTTTTCCTAAAAATCTAACAAATTTAACCGCTACGTTTTCGAGAAAAGAATTTAATATATTCTTGACCTCTAAAGACGAAATGCGGCTTTTGATGGAAGATCCTAATTATTATAGGATGTTTCCTAGCGGAATGGCAAAAAATATAGAGCCATATCCTCTTATTTATGTTAAGAATTTTTATAGCGAAAACAAGCCATTCGCGTTTGGCGGAATGGACGAGTCTGAATATGAGTTTAGATGTACAGTGTTATCTGATAATGCATTTAAATTAGATTCAATAAATTCCACATTACAAGATTGCGCTAGAAAAAACTTTTCGATTATTCCTTCTTCTGGAATTCCTTTTGATATCTTTGGTGATTTTAAATCTGGAGTTCAGTATGATTACTTTAATTTATGTGGTCAATTTTCAAATAATTCTGCTTATATAGATTCTGTAAAAGTTTCTAAATTTGATGAAAGATTAAATAAAATAATAAAGGATGGAGTTTGGGGAGGATTTATTGATTTTAAAATAAAAGCATTGAGATATCCAAGGTTATAAAATAATATTCCCATAATTTTTTTTATGATGTAATCTAAATTATAGTTTTTAACTCTTAACAACTAATAAAATAAAATAAAAATATGGGAAGAAATCGTATCATTTATCAAAGCTTAGCTCTTTATGCTGGGCAAAATAATGCTCAATCTGGTGTTCATACTGGCATTGGGGCAATTCAGCAACTTACTAGGGTTCAGAGCTGGGATTCTGATTTTTCAAGAAGCTTTACTGATATTAACCAGTATGGTCAACTAGCTGCTATTGACCGTATTGAGGTTGAGGCTCCTACTGTTAACATGAGCACTTCTTGGTATCCTACTGATGGTTTTAACGAAAGATCTATTGGCTTAAGCGTTTGTGGGAGTGGTCAAAATCCTACGGCATTACTTTCTGGTATTCTTAAAAAACAAACTGATGAAAAAAATTATTTTTTATTAGTTGCAAATGAGGGAAGTGATGCTGTTGGTTATGTTGGTGCTAAAACTGGAGTTTTTGGAGTCGGTAATTGTTTCTTAACTTCTTACTCTCTTGAAGGTAAGGTTGGTGATGTTCCAACTGCGACAGCTGATTTTGAAGCGCTTAATTTTGCTGTTTATGCAGACGCTTCTATTTCAAATAATATTCCTGCAATTAATCCTTCTAATGGAACTAAAGTAACAGGTATCAAGTTTAGTCTTCCTTCTGCTGTTGAAAGTACTGCTAGCCAGGTTACTGTTTTAAGACCAGGCGATATTACCTTAACGCTTACAGATACTCAGGTTAAAGGTTTTGCTGCTGATGATATCAAGATTCAAAGCTTTACATTAAAGTCTGATCTTAAAAGAACACCGATTCAAAAACTTGGAAGCAGATTCCCATTTAGTAGAGAAATTGATTTCCCTATTACGGCTTCTCTCTCGGTTGAGGCTCAAATGGGCGACTTGAGAGATTTTAATCTTTCTGATCTTCTTTGCGAAACCGGATTCTATGATATGACTATTACTCTTAGAGAGAATAGCTGCTCAGGAAATGGTGATATCGGAATACTTGCTCAATTAAAAGGTGCCAAACTTCTTTCGGAGAACGTCACTACTTCAATTGGTGATAATGCTTCTGTTACTCTTGAATATGAAGTTAGCATTGGTGGACCAGAAGATTTAGCTAAAGGCGTATTCATATCTGGAAGTTATCCAACTATTTAATAGTGATTTTATAATGACGATTACTCTTTCAGAGCTTGTTTACGCTGCTAAAACAAAGCCTCTGGGTTTCCTTGAAGAGGCTTTGAGAAGGGGCGTTGTTAAGAATGAATGCTTAGAACTAAGTGATGGCGATTATGAGTTTATAAAAAATAATTTTTCATTGTCTTCAGATAAAAAACAAAGCGCTAGAGTCGCTTTTATAGATCCGTCAGCGAACATTAAAGTTAGTCGTTTATTTTAAAACTATTTTTTAACTATTCTATAATACAAAAAAGAGCCTTATGGCTCTTTTTTGTTTTATTATGTGTATATATTTATAGGTTTTGGTTATAAAAGGTAAAAAGGTTAAGAAATATGCAAAAATTTGAATTTTATTTTGATAAATTTCTTTCGCAAAAAGTTGAAAAAGAAATAAAGTATTTATTTGTATCTCATTTATTGTATCTCGAAGAGTTATCTAATCGGGGAGTAATATCTAATGATGAATATCAGGCGAAAAGAAAAGAGATTTTTGATAAAGGTAATACCGCTATAAGAAATATTGATGAACAAATTAACTCGATTTTTTCGAATTTACGTTTGGTTTAAATATAATAGGAATTAGGTAAAAGGAAAATAAAAAATGGACAATAAGAAACAACAAGAAAAATATTTATACTCATTTGAAGCTACAGATGCTGCTTCAGTTAAAAGAAAATTTTGCATTTTAAAGCCGACTAGAAAAATGAAAGAAAATGGTGAGCTTTTTTATGCATCTAAGCTTTCTCAGTTTATTTCTGCTGGAGTTTTGCCTAAGATAGTTTGGGACAAAATATTTAAAGATAACGGCGGCATAATATCTGAAGTAGACCAGAAGGAATATTCTGATCTTTTTGTTGAGTTTTCTGAATTTAGAAATTCCATAGATAGCCTATCTGTTAAAGCTGAAAAAGATAGAACAGAAGATGAGAAAAATCAAATTGAATTTTTTGAGGGTCAGCTTATTAGGGTTAGAAAAAGAATGCAAGAAATGGAGATGGCTCAGGTTAATGCATTTGAGAATACGGCTGAAGCAAAGGCAAGAAATCGCACTATTGTTTGGTGGGCTGCTAATTTGGCTGCCGAGGAAAATAATGGAGTTACGGAATTATTATTGGGAAGTGGACAAATTGAAGATAGACTTGATATTTATGACTCTATCATTGAAAATGATAAATTTCTTACCGATTGTTTTTCTAGAATAAATTATTTAGTTACTGTTTGGTACCTTGGCAGTGCATCTTCTTTTGAAGACTTTAAAACTTTAGATGAGGAATACTTGAAAAGAATTCAAGAGGATGAGTCTCTTTTGAAACCAGATAGTAGTTCGTTAGAAGATAAGAGTAGAGGTGAGAAAGAAAATGAGACGGTTACTGAAGTTGATTTCAAAAAAACTGAAGAGATTAATCAATCTGTATCTGTGGTAGCAGATAAGTAGAAGATAGCTTATTATATAATAAGTTACCATATTTTATTTATGGAACTTGATGATATACAAAAGCTTTATGTTAAGGTTTGCGCTGGCTATGAAAAAATATTTATCAACGGCGAGGAATGCTTCTTAAAGCATCATACGTATATTGATAGGCACGCCTTAAAGGATAAATATAAAGAAGGTATTTCTATTGCTCAGTCTAATGGTATAAAGACAGAGAAAGATTATATAGATTTTTACATAGAAAAGAAATGGTGGTCTCAGTCTAAAGAGGATGAAATAAGAACTCTTACTACATTTATTGAAAATTTAAAAAAAAGTAGAGACAAATTAATATTGCCGTCGCAAAAAGAACAAGTTTCTCAAACTATAAAAGAGGAGCAGGGGAAGCTTGATATAATCATTTCTGAAAAGAAGAGTATTATTCCAATAACCGCAGAAGAATATGCAGATAAGTATTATAATAGATATTATTTATATTATTCTTTATTTAAAGATAGGGAGTTTTCTGTTTACTTTGGTAAAAATGAAGATTATTTTATAGAAATAGAAGACGAAATATATAACGATGTGTGGAATAGTGTTTTTAATGTTATTAATTTTCTTAAATTAGAAAATATAAAATATGTAGCGGCGACTGGCTTTTTTCAGAATTTATTAATTTTAACTGGAAAAGAAATGTCGATAATAGACTTTTATGGAAAACCGATTCCGTCTTTAACTATTAATCAAATTGATTTATTTTCTTATGCCGCAAGTTTTAGAAGATCTATAAATAATGCGACTGAGCAAATTCCGGATTATATACTTAGCGATCCGCTTAATTTGATAGATTGGTGTGAGGGTGGAAATTCTTCATCTGTAAAAGCAAAGGGTATGATGGAAAGAACGCCAAATAAAAATAAAACAAAAGGCGAACGTAGCGGTAGAATAAGTTCTATTGTTGGAGCCAGTTCTTCAGATTATAAAAAACTTGGGGTAGGGGGCGTTGCGTCTGGAGGTTCGGATCTTATATCTGCCGCTGAAGAATCGGGGGGAGAAATGGCTATAAATCAAATAATTAAAAAAACTGATAAATTAAAATAATTAGGATTGCATATGCTTATTTTGTGTAAAATTACTGATAGAGGTTAACTTTCGGAGTTTAAAGGTATATGGCTGATAATTTGACTACGGCAACAATTGATGTAAGAGCAAACACAAGGGGCTTAGAAAAAGATATTCTAAAAGCTCTTAAAACCGTTGAATTTTCTGAGATAAATACAAAGAAAAGTTCGCAGGCTCTTGGTAGAATAACTGGACAGGTTTCTGAATTTAATAAAAGCCTGGAAGCGTCTAATGCTCGCGTAGTTGCTTTCGGTGCGTCTGCTGGGGCTATTTTTGCTGTCGAAAAAGCTTTTTCAAGCTTAATTTCTTCTACGATAGAGGTGCAGAAAAAACTTACAGATGTAAATATTCTTCTTAATTTATCTTCCTCTGGTTTGCAAAAATTTGGAGATAGCTTATTTGATATAGCTAAAAATACAGCTCAGTCTTTTTCTACTGTTGCAGACGCCGCTACCGAGCTTTCTCGTCAGGGTCTTGGCGTTGAAGAGACATTAAAAAGAACAAATGCCGCGTTAGTTTTGACTAGACTCAGCGGACTTGATGCAAAATCTAGCGTTGATGCGTTGACCGCTACATTAAACTCTTTTGCTGGGTCTGCGCTTGATGCGGTAGAGGTAGTTAATAAATTAGCAAACGTTGACGCCGCTTTTGCTGTTAGTTCTGCTGATCTTGCCAATGCTATTAGTCGCGTTGGTTCTACTGCTGTTGATGCTGGGGTATCCTTAGATGAATTAATTGCTTTAGTTACTTCTGCTCAACAAACTACGGCGAGAGGTGGAGCTGTAATTGGTAACTCTTTTAAAACTATTTTTACGCGTTTGCAAAGAGGAAAAGTTCAAGATTTGCTTGGCTCTCTTGGGGTCGATACAACAGAAGGACAAAGTGCGATAAGTTTATTACAACAACTTGCGGCAACTTATGATACTCTTGGAGCGGCTCAAAAATCTTACGTTGCAGAGCAGGTTGGTGGCGTTTTCCAAATCAACATTTTAAAAGCAGCTTTATCTGATTTGGGTAAGGAGTATAGTATTTTTGGAAGAGCTTTAGATACTTCATTAAGCTCAACAGATGAAGCTATTAGAAGAAATGAACTTTTAAATCAAACTATTTCTGCCTTATCTAGTCAAGCCGTTTCTGGATTGCAGCAGGCGGCGAGCAAAATCGGCTCTATTGTTTTTGAACCTAACGCAAAGGGTTTTCTTTCTGGTTTTAATAATTTATTAGATTCTTTTAATAATATAGATGCAGAAAGCGCTGGTGGAAAGTTAATGACTGGATTTTTTAAGGGTATTGGTGACTTTATATCTGGTCCTGGAGCAGTTTTAGCTACCGCTGTTCTTGTAAAATTATTTTCCAATTTAGCAAAATTTGCAGCTGGGTCAGCAAAAGAATTACTTGGAACTAATAAAGCTGCACAACAACAGGCTGCTATAGAGCAAAGTATTTTAAGTATACTTCAAAAGAATAGTCAATTTACTAGTCAGATCTTGAGTGGTAAAATGACAACAGTTCAGGCAGAAAAGGAATTATTGACTTATTTAACTGCTCAATCAAATATCCTTAGGGAGCAGGAAAGATTAAGCAAAATTATTGGTGCAAATTTGATGACAGCTGGAGTTAGTATTGGGTCAAGTGGTATTCCAATTGTAGCTGCATCAAAAGGTAAAAAGGCTGCTTCATCTGGATTTATACCAAACTTTGCATCAGATCAGGCGATTGGTCAGGCGATGGAGAATGCTGGAGCTAGACAGCATGGATACAAAGCTGGAAAAGCTAAAAAAACAACTATTCATGATGGTAATGGAAAATCATTCAAATCTTTTGTTAATAGCAAAGAGGATGTAAAAACTTTTACTAATTCCGCTGGCAAGAAAGCTACAATAGTTCGTCCTCCAAATGGGTTTGGTGAAAATACTCAATATGCTGCTGGTGGATTTGTTCCTAATTTTGCAAAAAATAAAAATGAAGATTCGATAAGAAAAGGTGTGTTGTTTGAAAAACGTTTGAATAAAGCCCTTAGTGGATCTGCCTCGTTTTCTCCTAATGCTCCAATGGATTTTCCTCTCCCAACTGGTTATGGAAATGACTATGAGATAAGAAGAAAAATTGGAATTAGTGATGCTTCTATATATGGAGATGCAAAGCTTACTAGAAGTAGAAAAAGCGAACAGAGTTTATTAGACAAATATTTAAGAACGCCAGAGGGAGTTAAGGATTTTCTTTCAGCAAAAGAAACTTCTAGAGGGTTTATTAATTTAAATCCGAATGGATTATCAATGTTGTTTTCTGGGTCTGGATCTGATTCAAGGGGCATATCTTATATTTCCAGTATAAATACTCAGCTTTCTGCTGGCGCAAAACGTTTGATTAGTTCAAGATTTGGTAAAAATCATAAAAAAAGCAGAACATTGGCAATGCCTTATATTGCTGATAAAATAAACGAAAAAAATTTATCTGGATTAAGTTCTGGTTTTATTCCTAATTTTGGAAAAATGCAAGATCTTTATAAAAATACGAAGATGCGCGAAGGAAAGGATGATCCTTTTGGCAAAAGAGCTGCTAAGGCTAATTTAGCAGCTAAAAAGGGTATTCCAATTAAAGATCTTGGAAACTTGCCATATACAATGATTCACCCTGGTGGTGGTAGTAATTTTCAAGCCTCTGCTAGTTATACTAAAAAAGATAAAAAAACAAATTCTTCAACTCAATATGTTGGAAAAATATGGACTGCTGGATTAGATGCAAGCAAGTTAAATCGTAAAACTGTTCAAGATAGAGTTGGAGATGCGCTAGTTACAGAAGCAAATAATTTAACAAAAATTTTCAATCCTTCTGGGAGTGGGCAATTTAGTAACTATAGTCAGTTGTCAAATACCGGATCTGTATTTAGTGCAGCTGGCACTGTTTTTGAGTCAGCGGTCAGAAAAGCGTTTAATGTTTCTGCTCAAGGTCAAGGAGATAGGATAGATTTTCCAAATCCATCCTCTGAGCTTAGATCTTTCTTTGGAAATGCTCCAGGACCTTATGAGGCAAAAATTTCAAATGACGATACAAATAGGTCAAGTACTCTTTCTAAGTGGATAGCTGTAAATGGATTAAGTGGTGGATTTATTCCTAGCTTTGCTAATTCTAAGAATAGGCTGTCATTTTCTTATAAGGATAAAGATGAATTTGGAATTAGTGAAATTGAAGCTATAATGAGCGGTAAAAAAGTTGGTTCATTTAGTTATGCGGAAGATAGACCCGGAATAGTAGATGTTGGAGACCTTACAGTTAATAAAGGAGAAAGAGGAAAGGGTATAGGGAGCGCGCTTTATAAAGAAGCAATAAAAAGAAACGCCGGCAAAAAAATGAAGGGGCAATTATTGCCACAGATGAATCGCTTATTAGAGAAAATAAAAAAAGGCGAACCCGTTTCTGCTGAGACCTTATACCCACAAATAAAGAGAGCCGATCTTGCTAAAAGTTCTGTTTTTGAGGTTTATGGGCATAAGGGTTTAGAAGCAGAAAAAATGACGCGTGATCAGTTTACGTCATTTGTTAATGCAAAAATTACGGAATTAAAAAAAGACCCGAAAAGATTGCAAAGCTATTTTGGAAATGTAGAAGCTGACGAGTATGGCGGACTTGGAGTGGATTTACAAACTCAACATTCTTCTGGATTTATTCCTAATTTTGCAAGCGGAATAATAACTGGAGACGTCATTCGGGGAAATGAATATAAAAGCGTTTTAGATTTTCTTGCAAAAACAAATAAACCTGTTAGAACTATTATTGGTCCGTCTGGCTCTGGAAAAACAACAATGGCTTCGAAAAGTGGCGGCTCTATTGTTAAGTCATTTAACGATTTAGCGGGATTTGATAGTTATATTCTTGATAGAGCTACGATGTCTATGCCAAAAGACGAAATAGTTTCAGAAAATTTAAAAAAGATATTTCGTAAATCTGGAGAAAGCGGCGCTTTAGATTTATTGGTTGGCTCTAGAAATACTATAAAATCTTTACGCGAAAAAAGGGCAAAAGAAGGAGACTCTTTAATTCCGGATAGAAAACAATTTACTTCTGGAAGTGGAGGTATTTCATCTTTTGTAAAGGGCGCTAGGGAATTTGCGTCTGAATATCCAGGAGCTTCTGTTTCTAGAATATTTAAAGATAAGTCTGAATATAAAACAAAAAAAATATTATCAGGGGGGTTTGTTCCCAACTTTGCTTCTCCAAAATTAATAGAAGCTATAAATAAAAGAATTAAAAATCCAAACGTTGCCCAAAAGTTAAAAGAGGGAGCTGGCTTGAATGATTCTGCTTATATGAAAGCCGCGAGTAAGCTTGGAATAGATGTTGCTGGACTAGAGGCATTCCTGCCTCAGATGGGTTTTCCTTTGCGTGGAAAAGATAAGGTATTAAACTTATCAAAAGCTATTGGTTTTGGTTTTGGTAGATCTTTCATTATAGACGCTCTTAAGATGGGGGATTGGAATTATGTTAAGCCTCAATTTGAATCCGCTGGCTATGTGAAAGATGACTTTGATAAGTTATCTAAATATGCAAAAACGCCAAAAGGCGAATCTGCCTTAAAATGGTGGAGGTCTAAATCTAGCGGGTTTATTCCAAATTTTGCTTCTCCAAAGAAAAGCGGAAAGACTTTTAATAGTTACATGAGTAAGCCTTTATCTGATACTATCAGATTCGTGCATCCTCTTAAGCCAGTTATTGATTCAAGTGGTAATATATCTTTTCCTGGGCTTCCTAAAAAGGGCGCTAAAGCTACAATCATTCATGGGGAGGCAATGGCTGGGCAGGAAAGAATGACTCTCGATGAGTTTTATGCGCTTGCTGAAAAAAGAAAGAACGATCCAAGATTCTGGGGTAGAAACTCTTTTGAGTATGTATATAATTCAGGAGGATTTGTTCCTAATTTTGCTGACGCATTAAATAATGCAATAGCTAGAGAAAAGTCTTCTGGGTTGTCTAATAGTCAGATATATGTTGACCAGCATAGCTCTTTAAAGAATAAAAATAACCCAATGGGTTTAATGGTTGCTAATACTAGGGATGAGCCAGGCGGTGGAATTCAGGGCATTAAAAGAGCTAAGAAAGAGGGAAAGAATCCAAAAACTTATGGAACATCTTTTGGGTATGTGCCTAATTTTGCAACTGGACCGATACAACCGTCTCAAGATTACTTGAATGCCTTGAATGAGGCTGTTAAGGCGGTAGATAAGCTATCGCAAAGTTCTAAAAAAGCATCTGAGGGTTTAAATCGAGCTTCTGATAGTGTTGAGAAATTTGATAACGGAGCTTCTGGGTCTGGCAAGGGAAAAATGGGTAAGATTGGTGGATTCCTTAAAGATAATGCTTTAACTGTAGGTTTTGGTTTGCAGTCTATAGCTAGTATGGCTGGTGAATACGCTGGAAATGACGATACTAAATCTGGTCGCGCAATTAAGGCTGGAGCAGGCGCGGTTGGAGATATTGCTAGTTTTACAGGAACTGGGGCTATGATTGCTGGACCTTGGGGGGCTGCTGCTGGTTTCGCTGTAGGATTAGGAAAAGCTGCGCTTGATTTGTCAAAAGCCTTAACTACTAAAGTTCCAGATATGGAAAAAGCTCTTCAGACTAGCTCTGATGCAATGAATAGATTTGGTGAATCTGGTCAAAAGCTATTGCAACTTAATGAGCAATATGGTGACGCGTTAAATTCTGGAAATCCTGGTCAGGCTGCTGATATAATGGTTAAAACTCAAAAGGCGTATGCGGAAGAGTTAAGTAAATTAACTCAAGCTCAAAGAGATTCATTTATTTCAGCAGTTGCTCAGGGTAAGGGGCAAGAAGAATATGCAAAAATCCTTGGCGAAATGCAGGATTCTGTTAGAGCCTCTGAGTCGGCTTTGTCTTTGCAAAAATTTAGTGAGAGCAAGGGCTTTTTTGGTGGACCTGATAAAAAACTTATATCTGGAATAGATAAAACTTTAGTTTCTGATTTGACAAAGGGTCTTGACGCAGATGCGATTAAAAAAGCTTTAGAAAATGCTTCCCCTGTTCTTACTGATAAGAGCGCGGGAACAGAAAATCAAGCTATTGCATTAATGAAAAGCCTAGCTCAGTCAGAGAGTCTTACAGTAGATCAAAAAGCTAATTTTGAAAAGATTATTGATTCTTTTGCTTCTGCGGCGGCGCAAACAGATTTAGGAGCAGTTTCTGAGGCTTTCGTTGAAGGAATTCAGTTAAAGCCTAAATCATTTGAAGATGTTCAAAAAGCTCAAGAGGCGTATAAAAAATCCCAAGAAATAAACAATGCAAAAATAAAAGAAGAGATTGCTATTAGAGAAAAAGCAAATGCTTCTTTATTGCAGCTTCAATCTGAAACGGAAGCTATATATACTAGCTTCAATGATTCTCTTGAAAGATTTATTTCTAGTGTTGAAACAGCCGCAAAAATGCGAGCTGCGTCAGTAGAGTTCAAGCAAGAATTTTATTCTGAAGGCGGAGTTCCAAGCGCCGCTGAGTCGCAAAAAGAAAAAAATATAGTTCAGGCTTCGAGGGATAATTTGACGGTTGATATTTATAAATCTCAAGTTGAGGCTTCTAATAATTTTAATTCCGCTGTTAAGGATTTAGTTGGAGGTCTTGATATTGACATAGCAAAGCTTGGCGTCGGCGGTCAGTCGATGGATCAGCAGAATCAGCTGCTTGGCGTACAGTCTTCTATACAGAAAGCATTGTTGCCAATTCAGGGGATGATATTAAAGGGAGACTATGAAGGGGCAAGACAAAAAACAAGCGAGGCTCTTTCTGGATTAAAGCCAGAAGAAGTTAGTGCGGTTGGCGTTGACGCGATAACAAAAGTTGGTCAGCAATTAGATCAAACATTGCAGGATAGCGCTAGGAAATTAGATCAGATTAAACAAAATTCACAAAAAGATCTTGCTATTCAAGCTCAGCAATTAGTTTTTCAAAGAGCTATGTCTAAACTTAGTCAAGCTCAAGGCTTTGGTGGAACAGACATAAAAGGTTTAATTACAGATAATGGAGGAGAGTCATTTCAGCAGGCTATTTCTTCTTTGAAAGATCTAAAAACGTTGGGATATAATCAAAAAGATTTGCAAAAGGGGTACGTAAAGGGCGGTGGAGCTGAAACATATGGAATAAAAGATAAAAAAGCTAATGCTGCGATGAGCGGAAAAGTTATTGATTTTTATGGAGCTGCCAGTAAAATAATCGGAAGTCCTGTTTTGTCTACCCAATCTAAGGATTTTGGCGCTTTAGCTCAAGCGGTCTCAGACCAGATAAGAAACCAGATGGATAAGTTCAAGGCTGCTGGAGAAGGCGTTGTTGACCCTGCTGTTTTTAGTAGAATGGAAAAAGCTCTTGCCACATTAGGTGGGGGAGATATGGTTGCTCAGTTAAAAATATTTAAAAATATTGGAGTTGCAGATGTTGGTGGAAAGCAAGTAATGGATGAAGCTTTAAAAACTTATAGCGGTGGTCAGTTTGCAAATTTGAGCCCAGAGCTTAAGAAGGCATTTGAAAGCACTACAGATGAAGGGGCTGCTGCTACTTTATTATTAGTCGCTGTACAAGATAAGCAAACCCAAAGTCTAAATACAGGATTTAATTTTTTATCTGGCATTGGAGGGCAAACAAATGACTTATTGTCAAAACAACCGGACGCAATCGCTGCAGCAATAGGAGCGGTTTTAGAAAAAGGTAGAGCCGATTCTGAGGCGCAAAAAGTTAATCGAGAAGCTGCGTCGCTAGACAAGCAGTTCTTTGATAGTAAGGCTAAACTGAAAGAAGCTAATAAAGGCGTCGATTCAGCTCAAGCCCAAGTTGATTCTATTGTTGAATCTTTAGGTGGAAATGCTAGTGGATCATCTATTGAGGATTTTATTAAATCCATGCAGGTTAGTCAAAAAGATAAAGATAAGGCTAAGTCTATAACGTCTTTAGGTAGGAATGAATATATTAATTATAAAACATCGCTGGAGATGACTCCAACAGAAATATTGTCAGGGTTACCAACTCCAAGGAGCGACAAAGCCAAACAAGAGTCGGCAAAAAAATATGACGAAGCTGTGGCTCTTCAAGAAAAAGTAAAAAAACTTGATGCATTGAAAGCCGCATCTCAGCAGGTTAGTAGTAAAAAATCTGAAGCTGTAGGTATTTCTAATGAAATAAAAGAAATCAATAAAAAATATGATGCGCTTGCGCCAGATATTCAAGCTAAAAACGATGCCGCAAAAAAGGCTTCTGAAGTTGCTGCGCAAAGCAGAAATCTAGTTCTTGATAAGAAGCCATTGCAGGATTCTATGGATTATTACGCAAATGATAAAAAAGCTAGAGAGGCTGCTTTAGCTCAATCTTTGGCGACAGAAAATCTCAAAAAAACAAAACAGCAAAAACAAACTCTAGATAGAACGTCTGGGGCAGAAAAGGCTATGAGCCCTACTGGAAAGCTAGATACTTATGAAAATATAGCGATTACTAAAGCTGGCGGCGCAAACCAAGCTGCTTTCCAAGATTTATTGTCTCAAATGGTTGTGCCGAGTTTTGATAAATTTAAAGATGTTTATGCGTCTCTTGGAGAAGAGGGTGGAGCAAAAGGCGCTTACGAAAGAACCATAAATGAAATGATTGGACCAGCTCTTTCCCAAAAGCTGCCAATTGTAGAATCTGGATCTCAAGGTCAGCAAATAGCTTCTGCTATTACAGAGGGCATTAAGCAAGCTTCCGCCTCAGTGGTTGGTGGAGGCATTACACGCGAAGAAAATAAATCGTTGATGAGCAAACATGGGTATGTTGAAGGAGAGGGTTGGAAAAATGAAAGCGGTAAGGCGGCTTATTCTGAAGAACTTAAAATGTTAAAAGAACAAAAGCAAGCTCAGCAGCAGTTGTCTTCACAGACTAGCGCAAATAATTTACAAAAAAATGCAGAGCAAGAGCAGGCGAAAAAACAAGAAAGCGAGAAAGCTAAAGCTCAATCTGCTCAGCAAGATCCTACTCAACTTATTTCGAGTATCCTGACTACGGTTCAGCAAATTTCAACCGATCTTCAAAAAAAGGCGGCTGGAACAACGGAACAGCAACCCTCTCAGTCTGGTTCCGCTGGTGGGATAAGTGTAAGCGCGCCGGTATCATTTAGTGTAAATTCAACAGCCGGAGAAGGAAAAGATGCTGCGTCTGCGATTGCGGAACAAATAAAGGTGGGGCTATCTTCATTCTTGTCTTCTCCAGAATTTATAGGAAAAGTTACATCTATTGCTAACCAAGCTGCTGGAAATAAAACTCCTCCAACTTCACTTCCTAAGTAATATTCTATGAATTTTAGTAATGTAAAAGTTTTAAGCTACGAGCACAAAAATAACTTTTGGGGTGATAAAGCTTTTAGATATGGTTCTACTATTTCAATATCGATAAATGGATATATTCTTGATTTATCCAATACTTCTGGCGTTAAGGATATTTTTCAGTCTTGCAAAAATTTATCAGACTCTTTGGGTGCTTATCAGGATATAGTTATTGATAATGTTAATTATGGTAAGGGTAAAATAACAAACGTCTCTTTTGATTCGGGAAACTGGGTTAAGGTTACAGAGTATACTGCCTCTATAGAAATAGTTGGAGATGGAAATCTTGGTTCTGTTAATTTTACAGATTTAGATTTTTCTAATCAAGTTATTAATGATATTAAATCAAACATTCAATATGTAGAAGAATTTAATGAGAGTTATTCTATAGACTACTCTTCTGATCAAGATTCGGTTTCTGGGGTTCATTCTATAGATTTAAAAATTTCTACTTTGTTTTCTGGAGATAAAATTAATTTTGCAAAAAATTTAGCGTCGGCTCTTTTTTCTAAAACATTTTCCGAGAATTTATCTAAAATAACTTATTCAAAACCTTCTGAAAACTTAAGAAAAGATTTTTACTCAGAGAATTATGATTCTATAAGTGGCGCATGTGGATTCAAAAGAAGCTTTTCATATTCTAACGATTCTTCTTGTTTTAGCAGGAATAGATCTATTTCTGTAAATTTTGGAGAAGATGGGATAACTACTGTTAGTGAATCAAATACTATAAAAGGCGAATGCATGAATGCGTCTCTTTTTGATTCGGCGGAATCTGGATTTTCTTCTGAGATTTCTGGCGTTTTTTCTCGCTGTAATGCTGCGTTTACAACTTATCAGACTCAGTTTGGATCGGTTGATCCTTTAATTAATAAGGAGATTGAAAGGTCGGTGAAAAGAAATAGATTTACTGGAGAAATAGAATATACAATATCTTTTACAAATGATAAGCGTAGAAAAAATTTATATACTTTTGAGTATGTTCTAGACTTGTCTAGATCTGAGGATTTTATATGGAGCGCCGTTGAAAATGGATCCGTGAAAGGCGATGGGATTGTGGGATCTACGGATAGATTTAATAATGCTTTGAATGGATGGAATACTGAAAAAGCAGGAATAAGTGCTAGGGTTCAATCTTTTTATACCTCTAATGCAAAAATAAAACCTATACCATCTGTATTAAATTTAATTAATAAAAATATAACTCACGCACCTTTTGAGGGATTAATATCTTATTCTTATAATTATACAGACGATTCTACACTTGATATGTCTAGCGCAATAAGAAGAAAAAGTATTAATATTACAGACTCTAAAGCTACAAGGATTCATAATGATTTTTTAATACCTGGGGGCGTGGTTAAATATGCAATCGCTCAAGCGGCTAACCAGTCAAAACAAGGGGAGAGGGAGGTAGCTGGATCTTTAGAAATATCTAGCTCCACTTTGCCATTTAAGGGCAATGATTATTTTCAGGAATGTGTAAATTTAGCTTCTTCTAATAAGGGGACTGGGACAGATTTATATTTAGAATCTTTTTCTTTTTCCTCCGACGAAATAGAGCAAAATGTAGAATTTAATGGAAAATATAAATATTCATCAGCTGCCAGTAGCAGTTAGTGTATAAATTTATATAAAGGTAATTTAAAGGATGCAAGGACAAGTTAAAATATTATATGGAAATTTGGATATATTTTCAGGAATATGTCCTACTCCTTTTGCTTACTTTGATAAAGAGTATATAGAAAATGGATCTGTTTGGGGTTCTAAATATAATTTAAAATTAGATGGTCAGATAACCGGAAGGCTTGGGCCGGCTGCTTTTTATGACTTAGAAAATAAAAAAAATAAACTTATTTCTGGATTTAAAAATGATAGTTTATCAATAAAAATAACGGAGGACAGTGTTGATGTTTTTAATTCTGATATATGCCAGGTAGATTCTATTTCTTTTGAAGAGTCTAAATATTATGCGTTGCTACCCTTTTCTATATCGGCTTCTTGTTATGATAAAAGCTCTTTTGGGCAAAACTATGGGGTAACCAACCCTCAAGACTCTTGGGAATATTCAGAAAATGAAGATGGTACTTTATCTTTGAGGCATTCTGTTTCTGCCGATGGATTTAATATCTCAGGCGCGTCTGCTATTTCTCAAGCTAAAAAGTGGGCTTTATCTAAAACAGGAATAAGCAATAGAGTAAGCTCTTTAAAATTTAATAATGTTTCCGCCGGTGATTTTATTCTTGATTCTTTTTCTGAACAAGTTGATAGATTTAATGGTAAATATTCTATCGAAGAAGTTTATAAAGCTGATTTGCTTAAAACTAATTCTTTTGGAAATGGTATACTTAGATATACAGTTGATGTATCAAAAAATATAGAAAATGGAATTTCGGATGTTTCTATTCAGGGAAGCGTAGTCGGAAAAACAAATATTGGACTAGCTGATATGTCTGTATTGAGGGCTAAAATGAATGCAGAGAATTTTTTTCAAATTGCTGCTGAAGCCGCCTCAAAATCTACGGGTACAACAAAAATAAATGATAAGCCATACTCTAGAAGCGTCACAGAAAATCAAAATTCATCAGAGATATCTTTTTCGATAAACTATGACGATGATCCTGTTGCTCCTGGAACTGCAAAATGCATATATAAAGTAGATCTTTCTGAGAATTTAATAAAAAATATAGTTGATATAAAGATAGACGCCGAAATTTTATGCGAGAGGGGGGACGCTTCTGTTAGGTGGAATGCCGTTAAAACTTATTACTCTAATACGTTCAATGGATATGACTTAGCTTTAAAAGAATATAAAAGAGCTGGATATTCTAAATCTTTTAGTTCTACCCCAAAAACAGAGTCAATCAATTTTGACGAATTTAATAGTAAAATATCATATTCTGCAAGTTGGAGCGATAGATATATGCCTTATCCAGATATTTTGACATCTATTTCTGAAAAGGTAAATATAACTCCATCATTGAAGGTGTATGCGGTCCAGCCTTCGTTATATACAAATGGGGCGCATAATGTTCAAGATTTTGGGTGCGCAAATAGGGCTTCTGTTTCGATATCAATAGAAGCAACGTGTAGGCCAGATAAAACAATTTCAGAATTAAAAAATTGCGTTTCTTCTGAGCTTTCTAGGCTTCGCTCTATTTATGTAAAAAATATAAATTTATTTACAGACGAGGCAAGTGAGTCAGTAAACGAAAAACTTAAAAGAATGTCGGTTTCTTATAGTTATTCTTTTGATGGAGATATTGTTTCATAATTATATATGTCATCTATTAATTCTTCTGGCTTTAAATATAGACTCGATTCATTAGGTATAACTAGTGAATCATTGCTTGTTGCATATGATTTTGTTTCTGGATCTAATTTTCAGCAAGGTTTTTTAAATACTCCCCCATGGGTTACTGGCTCGACGTTTAGTGGAAAACTTAATGGAATTTATAGTAATTTTTATACAAAATCTGGAAGCGGTTATTTTAATGGGTTTAATTCTGTTTCAATCTCTGGAAAAATTCCAGAAGACGATTTTACTTTTTTATTTTGCTATGAAAAACAAAGAACGGGCGAAGAAATTTTATTGAGTTCTGCGGCCGGAGGCTCTTTTGCTTCTGCATCTGGATTGACTGTTGGAATTAATGACGCAAATAAGCTTTATTTAGAATACTGGAGCCCAGTAGTAGGAAAGAAAACTTTAGATTATACAGATAATATAAGCTCTAAAAATTTAGTTTTCTTTAGCAAGACATTTGATGAATTTCAATTAGGTATTTTTGATCCAATTGGCGGAGATTTATCTTTTTCTTCAGCTTCAATAGATCAAATCGAGGGATATTCTCACTCTGATTCTTTTATAATTGGGGCAAATAACTCGTCTTCTTACTGGTCTAAAGGCAGGTCTTTTAATGGATATTTTGATGATTTTTATTGTATAAGTGGTAAAAAACCGAACGACTATTTTATAGAGCTTTTTAGCGGATTTTATTCGATTCCTGTAACTGGATTGATAAGTGGTCAATATCAGGTATGTAATTATGTTTCTGTTATGAGTGGTAGCGGGGTCAATCTAGGAACTGGGATAACGGGATATGAAACTAGGGTTACATATACTACCGGATACGTTCCAACTGGCTGTTTTAATAGTGGATACTCTTATCTTGTTGGAACTGGAATTACTGGTTATGAGGAAAGACTTATTGGGACTCAAAAAGATGCTTGTGATCAAGACGTGCCTATATATGTAAGAACAGCGTTAACTGGAAATATTTATGCAACTGGTTATACTTATGCCTGTAGCGGATCTGGTCAAGTAATAACGCCAACCTATACAAATTATCCATTGACCGGAATGTTAACTGGTCAAGTTTTTGTTGAGGTTCTTTCTGGTATTTGTTCTAATTTTACTGGCTATTATCCAGATGGTCTTCAATTAGATTCAGGCTTTCTATCGTCTCTCGGATTTGATTCTGTATATTTGCTTAATCAATGCAGCAATATTGTTACGCATGAATGTTTTTTACATACTGGTGGATTTGCATCTAATAATATAAATTTAACTCCGTCTTTTGATTTAGTAGCAAATGACTGGATTATTCCAAATATTCACTCTGGCTCAGGAAAAAATTTATTTTTTAATAATGGACAGTTAATGCTAGAAAGTGGGTGGTCGTCTTATCAGGAAAAAGGTGTGACAAAATATAATATAACGGGAAATATTTTTTTGGACGGCAATATTATTAGGTCAAATGGAGACTGCAGCTTAGAAGATTCTATTATATATGATAACTCAAATTTTATTAGCGGCGTATCTGTTTATCTTTTAACCGGATTAGGGTCTTCTGCTAGTTTTAATTCTATTTTGAATTCTAGTTATCAAGATTTTTCCATTTTTCTAAATGGAGTCAAAATGACTAGTGGATTTGATTATTTTAATTCTAATTTTATTTTTAATGTGCCGCCTTCTTCTGTTTTAACTAAGGTTAATAATAATTATATTTCTGATGGTGCAAAATATATAACTGGATCTGGTAATCTTTTAACGCTGGGATCTAATGGCTCGTCTTCTTTTTTAAAAAAATCTTCTCAAGTTTATTTAAACGGCTTGAGACAATTGATAAATAGCGACTATTTTGAAATTTCTAGATTCTCTATTTTAAGTGGCTGTCCAGCTCAAGAAGTAAGCAATAACCAACTAGTATATTCTTTTAATGAAGAGTTTTGGAATATTTAATTAAATTTTAATATAATAAAAGCAATATGGCTATAGAAACTATACCAAAAATTACTGCAACATCTGCCGGTGGCGGGGTGGTTTATTCTATTGATTTTCAAAGAAATTTTAGTAATGAGCCTTCTAAGGTGACATATAAGGTTGTGAATAGTTCTGGATCTTATTCTTTGCCAACGCTCGAGTCTGATGCCTCTATATCTTTTGGTAATTTTTCTTTTAATGGGTATATTTATTCTTATGAGTTAGAAGAATCTAATTCTGGTAATGTTCTCTCTATTACATTAATAGATAAGAGTGTGATTTTAGATAAGTTATATGTTTCTGTTTTTAGGCGTGGACTTATGGGGTTTAATGGAACAAAAAAAACTTTAATTGTCCCAGTTCAGTTTGATTCAGATGACGAATTTTATACAATTAAGAACATAAATGGGGTTTTTAAGCCCGTTAGAAATAATTATATAAACGGAACTGTAGCAAGAAGCGTTTATGGAGGGAGCACAAAAAGAGGGGATATAATAATAGTAGGAACAGAAGAAACTCCGGATACAAATTGTGAAATACCTTCATCTTCTTATACATTTAATGAATTGAAATCCGTAACTGGAGTAAGCGGATTTTCTTCTTGTCCTATAAATAATAGTACTGTTAGAAAAACATATGAAGGAACCCTAAGATCCGTGCTTAATAGTTGGTGTCAAGATTTTGGTTATTCTTTTTATTGGGATTATAGTGCTAACACTTTGAAATTTTTTGATTCAAAAAATGCAGTGTTTTCAATACCAGGTTCTATATCAGATACAAAGATAACTTCAAAAAAAACATTTGCTTCGGCTGAAGGGAAATATAATCAAGTAGCTGTAGATTATTTTGCTAAGCCATATAATCCAAAAACAGCAAGTGCATCTTTGTCTAAGACATTTTATACTACAACAGAGATGAACTGCTATCCTCTTTCTTCTTTTATAGATAGGTCTCTAACAGGAGATGAAGATAGTATTTATGGTGGAGGAAGATCTAAGAATGAGTTTATAACTAGTGCGGCTCTTGGGTATGTTTCTCCAGCTCTTAGAAAAATTTACAATTATTCATGGATAAGTAAATGGGCTGGAAATATTGGGTTTAGTGGCTCGCTTGCTCCGCTGTCTGTTGCAAGGGTTGCCGTCGCATTAAAAGAATCTGGCAACTCTGATATTGTTAATGACATGGTTTCTTACTCTGGATACGCTGAAGCTAATTTAGATGGAGCTTATTATGCTTTAATAGTTAAGTACGACGAAGGAACAGAAGACACATGGGCTAATTCAGAGCAAGAAATTTTTACTAGTAAAATAGGAAATTACTATAGGTGTCCATACAATAAAAGTGGAGGATCTACTTTTTGCACTCCAAGAATGATAGTAAAAACTTCAATTAATTTTGAACCAGAAGGAGATATGATGGAAGATAATGATAATCCTTTAGATACAAAACTAATTGGAAGGAGGGTTTTTTCTAGAGGCGGTCCGGGTCCAGAGATTTCTGGAGCTAAAGCTCTTGAAGAGCTTGGTTTAGCTGACAAAAATAGTAGCGCTGGATTGCAAAAATTATTGCCAGTTCAAATAGAGTTGCTATCTGGTTCTAAGTTAGATTTAGCGTTAAAAAATCAAGGAGTTGGGGGGTCTGGCGACACTTTATTTCTAATTCCAACTTCCGGATTAGTGTCAACAAAGCTTGGATTTGGCGCGTCTTATATTGGCGGTTATAATAAAAAAGAAACCACTTGGATAGATATAAAAAATTCTCAACAAGGCGAAGAAGAGGAATGTACTTTACAAGATCCAAATGAAAATAAATGTCTGTCTCAAAAAGACGAATTAAAACAAAAGCAGCGTAAAGCTCAAGAAGCTACTCAAAATTTTGAAACAAAAAAACCATTTTCTGGTTTAACTAGTAAAGCATCATGCGTTGGTGCGTCAATAAAAACTAGGAGTGGAAGCGTTAGAATACTTTCATCCTCTCAGTCTCAATATAGGTGTGTTGTTACGCATTCTTATTCTGTGGAGGCAATTTTAGATATTTCTGAAGCAGAAAGTATTATTTCTAATACATCTGGATCTACTTCTTCTTCACCAAAAATTATTGAAACTAGGCTCATCGTTGAAAATAGAACTACATCAGAAAAGCTATCTGCCCAAAATCCTCCAACTCCAAGCGAGCTTGCGAGCAGAAATGGTTATATTCAATCTTCAAATATTAATAAGGTTACTTATTCTTGCGCTGGTTTTGTGCCAAGTTTGCCAACAAGTGTAAGTAGCGGTTTGGAGGCTCTTGATATGTCAATAAGTGATTCTGGGTTTTCAGCAACTTATAGTTATTCCACTCGTCCACCAGTCTTTCCGTCACAGGATTTAAATAGAATAAATAATGGATCAAATTCGTCTTCTCCGGCGTTTCAGGTTAGATAAATTTTATGATACTTTCTAGCGGCGATATATTTAAAAGTTTTGCAGAACAAAGATGTTTTTCTTTTGATTGTGACTTATCAATAAAAACCTCTACTGGCATTTCTAAGATTTTAGCTTCAGGTGAGACATCTTCAGTTTCATTATTCTCTTTTAAGAGTGGTAGGATTTTTGATTGTTTTAATCGATTCGTAAAATCTTATTCTCCATCTGAGTCCATTAATATTTCTGGAAACTTTTGTAGCGGTATTTTTGGATACTATATAGATCAATATCCTGTTTGTTTAAATTCTAATGTTTCTACTTCTACTTCTTCTTTTGAAAATTTAGTTTTTTCAACTAGCGGATCTGAAATTGAATTTTTTGTTGATATTTTTGGAGAGGTTAAGCCTAAATATGAATTGGTATTTCCAAGTCAGAGTCAAGTCACGGGTAGTCCTATAACTGGTTTTTTAAAAAATACTTCTTCGAATGCGTTTCAGAGTTTTAAACTTTTCTCTGGGTCTTCGTATTTTCCTGGGGCTGATTATAATATATCATCTACAGTACAGGGACTTAAAATAAAGCCAAATAATTCTGGACAAATAGTGTTATCTTTTTCTGGCGGTACATCTTTTTCTTTAGACTCTAATAAGCAGGCTTTGCCTATATATGGAAATTTATATTTGGATACAAATTTTGGAAGCATTGATATTCCAGTAAGTATACCATTAAAATCTTCTCCTTTTTATTATATAGATTTTCAAGAAGATTCTAACATACAATACGGTGAGACAGGAAAATTTTGGTCTTTCGAATTAGAAAGACAAGCTTGTTCTGGAACTAGATTTGAATTTATTTTAGATGACGTGAGGTGGCTTGATCCATATAATTCATTTTCAGATAAGTTTTTTATAAAAACTGGTTATAATAATGGAGCTTTTCTTTCATCCTCTGTTCCATACAATATAGCAAGAGGTATTTATGCTGCAACTGGATATATTTCTGGAGCTGGTTGCTCTGGAGACGACACGTTTAATGTTAGATTTGAAATACTCCACTCTCATCCTAGTGGAATATATGCAAATAAATTTAAATATTCTATAAGCGGAATAGAGGAAAAATTTTTGTTTTCTGGGTTTTTAGAAGAAGGTTTATGATAATAAAGGAGGTATTGTATTTATGTCTTTATCTATAAGAGGCGGGTCAACTATTAAAAATAGAATAATAACTGGAAGTAGTGCAAACGAAGATAAGTGCCCATTTTCTGTTACAGCATATGAAACAGAAACAGTTGGCGAATATAAAGCTTATGTTGAAGATGGCGAAATAAATTTCACAAGTTTTTATAGTAAAAATGGAGGGGGGGCTGCGGCAGCACAAAGATCGATTTCTCCAAATTGCGAACTGGCATTAATGATAATTTTCACTAGTGACGATTATGAATATAAGTCTATAAAAGAAATTTACGTTGTTGATTTCAGTAGCGATAATAGAAGCCAGTACAAAACTCAAGTAACTGACTACGGCGATGGAGCAATGCAAATAACAATGTATATTCCTTTGGCTTATATTTATTTATATACTCCTCCTGAATCACCGCCAGGCGCTCGCCCGCAAGTAATTGTTAAACAATATTGGTGTGGAAATTTAGATTTTAGATTATATTATACAACCGTAAATGGAGCCCCATTCTTTGAATTTTTTAAGACTATTGGGTTAACTCCGGGTGAGATTCCAATGCCTCCTCCCGAATAATAAAATTTATAATTGTCCGGATATTTGTTCGCACCACCCCTTAGAAGATGAATGAGGCCAAACTACCCATTTTTTAGGTAAGGTTTCGGTATTGAACTCTCTCCATATTTTACAGTATTTGTCAGGATCTCTCATCATTCTTGAGATTTCTGCTTTATCTGCGTCTTTTCTAAAGACTGTTTCTCCTTTTTCGTCATGGAAAGCTACAACCCAGAACTCGTAATCTTTTTCTGGAACTTGACTGTATTGAATATCTATGCAATGTTTAAATATTTTTAAAAATGATTTTTCATAGTCTTCTTCATTTTCATAAGAAGGGTTAGGAGGATAGTTTTTATCTAAAGTAAACTTTTGAACAGCCCTCCTTTTAAAGGAGATGCCAGCATATCTTTCATAATCTTGAAGAGTTCTTTCTTTTCCAAATCCATATGTTCCAAAATCTATATTTTCTGTGTTCTTTTCCATTCCGAAAAGAATGCGGTTTCTTTTATGGCATTTGGAGTTTGCTTCCCACCATTGTTTGTGGTCATCCCAATGTTTTGTTCTGCCTTTTCTTGTATACTCGTGCCACGCTATGATTTTATGTGGATGAAAAAGATCGTATCCATGAGTATATGCCCTGACAGCTATTGATATTTCCTCTCCGTGAAAATAATATTCTGGATCGTGCTGAACGTCCTTGCAAAAGGAGCCGTCTGCAAAGCAAAAGTGAGCAGAATAAAATCTTGATTTAACTGGCTCATTTAAGTCTTTAAAATTAGGAATTGAGGCGGGTAGAAAAAAAACTATGCCTTCTGGCGTGAATCTGTCAAAGTCCATTCTCCACGGGACTTTTTCTCTTCCATTTGGGTCGTTGTCTGGATCAAAGCTTGATATGTATCCAGTAAGAAGAGGTTTCTTATATCCTTTTGTTCGAAGTTTTTCAATCATCGAGATTAATTCTTCGTCCCAATTTTCTACGAATCTATGATGACTATCTAATTGAAGAGTATAAGTTTCGTTATTATATTCTTGCTGTATTTTATTTCTTGCCCAGCAAGCTCCTTTTGACTCTTTATAGGGTATGTCAAGAATTTTAAATCTTGAATCATTTTTATATTTATCTAAATTTTCATTTTCGCCGTGTTGCCAAGCAATACAAAATCTTAAATTTTCTGGATGTTTTGCATTTTTTATGCAATCATCTAGAGTTGGAATTAATTGAGGATCTTTGTATGAGGCTATTTGAATAAATATAGTAGACATCCTACTATATTATTTATTCTTGAGCTTTTTTCCAAGAATTTTCAGAGGGTCTATCTGGAGAACCGGGCTGAGCGGGTTTATAATTTTTGCCCATTCTTTTCTTTTTTTCTCTTATATTGTCCCATAAACCTTTTCTTTTAGCAGCGTCAGCTTCTTCCATTTCTTCTGGCTCTTGGCTAAACATCACATAGTTGTGAATAGTTGTAATGTAATCTTCTGCTAAAACCGCCATTTGTTGTAAGAATGGCTCAGATAGATTTTCTTTTACTGATTCGCTTGATAAATTATTTAATATATTTTCAGAGAAGGACTTTACGGCTCCTAAGGATCCTATTACCATTTCTGAGAGATCTTCTTTTAGATCCATTAATTCTTCTTCTGGCGTTTCATCTTCGGAAGCTATTGCGCTAACTGGTTTTGCTGACCACATTTTACAAGACCAGTAATTCGCTTTCCACTTTGGTCCAGGATTGTCGCAATTGTGTCTGGCTCTATAACTTTTCCTTCTTTCTGGGTCGTCTCTTTTTATTTCCATGTTTGGGTCGCCAAAGTTAACCTTGACTATGTTCCCTTTGTCGTTTTTGACATATACAGAAAACTTTTTTGGACCACTTGGGGTTCTGAATGGTTTATTTAGTTTTTTTTGAGCCTCTTTCGCTTCTGCTTCATCTAATACCTCAATTCCATCTTCATCTTCTGTTTTGATATTATATGAATACAAAAATTCAGAATCCCCTTCTCCGGCTACCACGGAAGCTTCTGCTTTCGATTTTTCCCACTGAGAATAGCAAACTGCGATCCTTTGTTTTTGATCTGGGAAGTCTTTATTTGTTTGCGTGTCTCCTATGCAGCGAGAAACGAAATCAGTTTTTTTTTCTTTATTTTTTGGCTTTGGAAGAGGCATATATTTATATGTAGTTATATTTCACTGTAAAATTACACTTCTTTTTAAGAAAAGACGTGTTTCTTGATGATATATAAAATATAAAATACCAAAATAGAAAAGAAAAAACATGGAAATACGAGTATTATGCTTTTTGTAATTAGAAGTACAGAAAAAAGAGAGAGAAAGCAATTGAGACATATAAAACATGTTGCTAGCCTACAAATAAAACCTGTTATATTTTTTTTTACCCCATAAACAGAACCCAAAAAAGAAATGTAATTTTCGTAATTGTTTGAATTTTCATAAGTTTTAAACTTATTTAAAAGATATTTTATTCTAAAGATATTAGAAAAAAGCGATACATATTCATATATAAAATCAGTTTGCTGTATTAAAAATACAATACACCCAATTGAAACCGGAAGATAAATATAGCTCTCTATCATATTTTATGATAGGTTGCTATTTTTAATTTTCAAAATTAACTTGACACTGGCCCAAAAATAAAATACAATATTGAACTATATTCCTTGCGAGTCGCAACTCCATACGTTTTTTTTTTAAAAAAATAATTTATTTTCTAGCGAGCGAAGCGATGCTCGGATTTTTCTAAAGGCGTTATTTTTATTAAGGCTGCCAATAAAAATACGAACATAAGAATGCCTGCGCAAAAAATATACGCGAGAATATGGCCGGCAATCGTTTGACTTTTGATAAAAAACTTTTATTATTGCTAAAATAATTAAATGAAAATAAAAACGGTAATAGGCATATCTGGTTTTGCAAGATCGGGAAAAGACACTCTCGCCTCATTGGTTGATTTGTCTTTGAATCAAAATGGAACAAAATCTAAGATTTTCTCTTTTGCTAGTGCCCTAAAACTTGACATGAAAGATTTTTTTGAACAAAAACTTGGAATATCGCCATTTACAAACGATACCATTTTAAAAGAAAAAATAAGACCAATTTTAATCTCTTATGGAAATGTTCAAAGAACTCTCTCTAACGGAACCTATTGGTTTAATAGACTAAAGCCAGAAATAAATAAATTTTTTGAAACAGGTGGAGACGTAGCAGTTATTCCAGACCTTAGATTCAAGGAGTATGAATTCGACGAGTACGACTTCGTAAGATCCTTTGGATCTAGCTTTATAATAACCGTATCAAGAAAATTAGATGATGGCTCTTTCAACAAGCCGGCACATGAATCCGAGGAAAAAAGTTTTCCATTCTTCAAAAATGTAGCAGATTTTAATCTTATCTGGAAGACTCACACAGAAAAATCTTTAATAGAAAAAGATGCAAAAGAGTGTATAGACTCAATTTTTAAATTTTTAAATTCAAAAAAATGAAACAAGCAAAACTAAATTCAGATTTCTCTCTAAAAGAAGACATTGAACTAATTAATTCCGTAAAAAATGGAGACAACGAAGCTATTAAACTATTAATAGATAAACATAGTGGAATATGCGTAGACACTTATAAGAAATATATAAATCTACCAAATATATGTGGATTTATTTCAGACGAAATAACATCTAGCAAAGATTATATAATATATAACTCAGCCAAAACCTATGATGCCTCAATGGGAAGCAAATTTTCAACATGGCTTTCAAACCAGACAAGGTTTTTTTGTTTAAATTGTATTAATAAATATAACAAGCTCGTACCCACAGAAGATCAAAATTTAAATCTTTTAATAGAATCCAAGAATTTAGAAGAAAAAAAATCTAAACTTCAAAGAGAGGTTAAAAATGAAATGCTGGAAATAATAAAAGAAATATTACCAAACCTATCAAATAAAAAAATGCAAGAATGTATAAATAGAAAATATTTTTCCTCAGAAGACAGATGCAAAAGTTATACAGAAGTAGCTAATGAAATGAGCGTAACCGTGCAAACCGTAATAAATTGGCACAAGAAATTTATAAAATTAATAAAGCAGAAATGCAAAAATAGAAAAATTATATTTGACTTATAGAAAAAATACGATTATATTATTTAATCTAAAATAAAATAAAAAAATGAGCAACGAAAATCAAAACGCAAAAACATCAAGAGACCAAGAAGCGGGGGCTTTTTGGATTAAAAAGTCAAAAGCAGGAAACACTTTCCTTTCTGGTTATTTCTTAGACGCAAATAAAGAAAAGGTTAGCGTAGTTGTCTTCAAGAATAACTTCAAGAAGGCTGGAGAGCCATCTCCAGATTACAGAATTTATCTGTCTGATAATAGCAAAAATCAACAAGCGCAAGTAAATTCAACCGAACAAGCCTCCTCCTCGGAGGAAGCCTCGTCGTCTGACGATATCCCATTTTAAAAAATGGGAAGCTTTAACTTAGAAATACCTATAAATAAGGTATCTTTCGGCAATGTTAGTATAAATATACTATTTGAGCTTTTTAAACTTGGAAAAAAGCCCAACATAATGCCAATCGGTGGTCAGGCAGATTTTGGAGCTTTTGCCAATTTAGTTGATAAAGACTTCTTAGAATGGTTCAAGTCCTGCTTTTCAGGAACTCAGTCAAGAATAAATAGAAACGACCCAGGTTTCAAATTATGGCACTTAAATGGGTCGCTAAATTCTTACTCAAAAGATCAGCACTTGTTTACCTTTTATGAACTTGATTCCCCAACTTCCGCAGAATTAAATATCGCGAAAAATCAAAAAACTTTATTTTTATCCTCGCTTTATTCTGTTGATGTTTTTTCTAAATTAGGCTGTAAAAACGTCACCCATTGTCCATTGGGATTTGATTCAAAGTCTTTTTTTAAAATTGAAAAAAAGCAAGACGATAAAATAGTTTTTGCCTTAGCGGGAAAATTAGAAAAAAGAAAACAGCATCACAAAGTGTTAAAGGCTTGGGCAAAAAAATACGGAAATAATCCGAACTATTTGCTTAATTGCGCCATTAGCAATCCATTTTTAAGCAAGGAACAGCAGGACTCTTCGATTTCTTCAGTTCTTGAAGGTAAAAATTATTTTAATATTAATTTTTTGCCATTTATGGATACTAATTTAGTCTACAATAACTATTTAAATAATAATGATATTATTATTGGAATGTCTGCCGCAGAAGGATGGGGTCTTCCAGAGTTCCAAAGCGTTGCCCTTGGAAAGCATTCTGTCATCTTAAATGCCCACTCTTATAAAGATTGGGCTGATGAAAAAAATTCAGTACTTGTAAATCCAAGCGGTAAAATCCCTTGTTACGATGGATTGTTTTTTAATGAAAAACAAGAATTCAACCAAGGTTCATATTTTGACTGGAACGATGAAGAATTTATTTCCGCATGTGAAACAGCCGAAAAAAGATTCAAGGATAATCCAAATAACCTAGAAGGAGAAAAGCTTACTAAAAAATTCACATGGGAAAAAACTGTAAATATTATACTTGATTCAATGGGGGTATAAAATGCCTATTTACCTTTTTCAAAATCCAAAAACTGAAGAAGTTATTGAAGTTATTCAACATATGAATGAAAGTCATACATTCGTAGACTCCAATGGCCTTGAATACAAAAGAATATATACCGTTCCATCTTCCTCAATAGATTCAAAAATAGACGCTTTTTCTTCAAAAGATTTTGCTGAAAAAACAAGAAATAAAAAAGGCACAATTGGCGATCTATTAAACGCAAGCAAGGAGTTAAGTGAAAAAAGAGGCGGCGAAAAAAACGATCCAGTTTTAAAAAACTTTCTCTCTTCATATAAAAAAGAAAAAGGAGTAAAACATTCTTCAGAAATAAAGAAAGAAAAATTAGAAAAAGCAAATAAAAAACTTAAAAAGTTTGGAGTTTCCATCTCTGACTAGAGATAGCCTACACGTCATCAATCCTAATTTTTTAATAAAAATTAATATAAAAATATTAATTTGACCCAAGTAAAAATTTACTGTAAACTTATACTCAGACACAGTAAAAAATATGATTTTCGACGAACAAATTTCACGTAAGCCAAACTTTTATCCCTGGACAGATAGCTTCATAGAAGCCATGCATAACGGTTTTTGGACAGACAAAGAATTTTCTTTTAAATCTGATGTCCAACAATTTAAGGTAAACCTTAGCGAACAGGAAAAAGAAATAATAATACGAACCCTTTCCGCAATAGGGCAAATAGAAATTGCCGTTAAAACCTTTTGGGCTAAGCTCGGCGAAAACCTCCCACATCCTTCATTACAAGACCTCGGCTACGTAATGGCTAATACAGAGGTTATTCACAATAACGCCTATGAAAGATTAATATCCACACTTGGATTAGAAGACGTCTTTGAAAAAAATTTAAAACTTGATTGGATCCAAGGCAGGGTTAAATATTTAAAAAAATATACTCATCGATACTATAAGGATTCTAAAAAACAATACGTTTATGCCTTAACGCTTTTTACATTATTTGTTGAAAACGTTTCTTTATTCTCTCAATTTTATATTATAAATTGGTTTGCCCGTTTCAAAAACGTGCTTAAAGACACGGATCAGCAAGTAAAATATACAAGAAACGAAGAAAATATACACGCCTTAGTCGGAGCCAAAATTATCAATACGATAAGAGATGAATATCCAGATCTATTTGACGCAGACTTTATTGAAAAAATTCTTTCAGAGGCAAAAGAAGCATACGAGTCAGAATCTAAGATAATTGACTGGATGGTAAACGGAATAAAAGAAGAGGGCTTAAATGCTCAAGTATTAAAAGAATTTGTAAAAAATAGAATAAACGAATCGTTAAAGATGATCGGATTCCCCACGGCTTTCGAAATTGATAAAAGCCTAGTTTCCTCAACTATGTGGTTTGAGGAAGAATTACTTGGAAACAACATGGTTGACTTTTTTCATTCAAGACCAACCGAATACTCAAAGAAAAACCAATCTTTTTCAGAAGAAGACCTTTTTTAATACAAAAAAATAAATGAATAATAATATTATAGAAATAAACGACGGCAATTATAAAAGCATATTAACAATTAATAAAAATGTGTTAGTAGATTTTTATGCAACGTGGTGCGGTCCATGCAAAATGATAAATCCTATTCTTGAGCTTGTAGCCGCAGATAAAACATTAAAAACAATCATAGCAAAAGTAAACGTAGATAGCTCGCCTGAATTTTCTACTCTAATGAAAATTAGAGCGGTGCCATCTATTTTTTTCTTTAAAAATGGCAAGTCTCTTGGTAGATTTTCAGAGCAACCTACGCAAAAAAATATTATTAATTTTATTAAAAATAATGAGTAAAGACATTTATTGGCTTAACAAAGACTCAAGAAAATTTCTTGAAAGAGGGTACTTGCTGCAAGGCGAGACGGCAGAGCAAAGAATTAGAGATATTTCACTAACGGCAGAAAATTCTTTAAAAATTAAAGACTTTGCCGATAAGTTTGAAAAATATATGACTGCCGGATTTTATTCTCTTTCAAGCCCAATATGGAGTAATTTCGGACGAAAGAGGGGCTTGCCGATATCATGCTTCGGATCTTGTATTCCAGACACAATGGAAGGAATTATGGAGAAAGTTTCTGAGGTGGCAGTAATGACAAAGCATGGAGGGGGAACTTCCGCATATTTTGGCAATCTTCGCGGAAGAGGTACCCCGATTTCATCTGGAGGGGAATCTACTGGGTCTGTACATTTTATGGAACTATTTGATAAATTAATGAACGTTGTTTCTCAAGGAAACGTTCGTAGGGGGTCATTTGCAGCTTACCTTCCGATTGATCACCCAGATATAGAAGAATTTTTGAAAATTAAATCAGAAGGAAGCGAGATTCAAGATATGTCTATTGGCGTATCCGTTTCTGATAAATGGATGAAGAAAATGATTGATGGAGATAAAGATGCTCGTAAGATTTGGGGTCTTGTTATTAAGAAGAGGTTTGAATCTGGATATCCTTATATTTTCTTTAGCGACAATGCCAACAACCAGTCTCCACAAATTTATAAAGATAAGGGGATTAAAATTAACAATTCCAACCTTTGTTCAGAAATCATGCTTTCAAGCTCAGAAGATGAATCATTTGTTTGCGATTTATCCTCTATGAATTTAGAAACCTGGGAGGAATGGAAAGATACCGACGCCGTAGAAACATTAGTTTATTTTTTGGACGCCGTAATGTCAGAGTTTATTGACAAAACTAAAGCGATGAAATTCATGGAAGCGCCAAGAAAGTTTGCTATAAATCAAAGAGCGTTAGGAGTAGGCGTTCTTGGCTGGCATTCTTTATTGCAATCTAAAATGATTGGATTTGAATCCATGGAAGCCAAAATACTAAATAGTCAAATTTGGAAGACTATTAGAGAAAGAGCAGATTCAGCCACAAAAAATTTAGCCTCTATTTTTGGAGAAGCTCCTATATATAAAGATTCAGAAGAAAAAAGAAGAAATACAACAACTCTTGCAGTCGCCCCAACAACATCATCAAGTTTTATTCTCGGTCAAGTATCTCCCAGTATAGAGCCTCTTAATAGTAATTATTTTGTTAAGGATCTTGCTAAAGGCAAGTTTACATATAAAAATCCTTATCTTAAAAACCTACTAAAAGAAAAAGGAAAAGACGACGATGAAACCTGGAAATCAATTCTTATAAAGGGCGGAAGCGTTCAGCATTTAGACATTTTAAATGAAGACGAAAAAAACGTTTTCAAAACATTCGGAGAAATTTCTCAAAAAGAAATCATAATACAGGCGGCTCAGCGCCAAAAATATATAGATCAAGGTCAAAGTTTAAACATAATGATACCACCAAATACCAAACCTAAAGATGTTAATGAACTTATGATTTTTGCTTGGGAGCAAGGCATAAAATCTTTGTATTATCAAAGAAGCGCAAACCCAGCGCAAGAACTTGCTCGTTCAATTTTAAGCTGTAACTCATGCGAGGCATAAAAAATATAAGAATATGAATGTAGAAATTAAACTATTAAATGATAACGCAAAAATACCAGCCAAGTCTTCTGAAGATGACGCTGGATATGATCTTTATTCCTGCAACGACTTTTTTATAAAACCGATGGAAAGGTGCTTAGTTAAGACTGGGGTATCCATGAGCATGCCATCTGGATATTATGGCCATATTTCAGATAGAAGCGGTATGGCTCTAAAAAAGGGAGCGCACTGTATTGGCAAAATAGTTGATCCATCTTACAGGGGCGAAATTGGTATTATTATTTTAAATACAGATATGTATGAGACTATAAAAATACAAAAAGGAGATAGAGTCGCCCAAATGATTTTTAAAAAATATGAAAATGTAAATTTTATAGAGTCTGAAAGCCTTCAGGAAACAGAAAGAGCTGATAATGGCTATGGAAGTTCTGGCAATTAAATATTAAAAATAAATGTATCAAGAAGACTTCAATGAAAATGAGCCAATTGAAAGCAATGATTTTTCAGTAGAGGATTTAAAAAGAAACCTTGACGAAACAAATCTCGCCTTACTTGAAACTCTTAAAAATAGATACATGCAGGAATTAATAGGATCGATGGTGTTTTTTATCTTTAATGAAATTTGCCAAAATAAAAATCCAGAATCAGATACACAAACAAAAGAAAATTCTATTGCCAAAATGTTTTTCTCTTCTTGGCTAAACTCGGTAAAAAAAAGAGCTAAAAAAGAAATACTAGAAATTAATAACAAATTAAAAGACAACAAAATGAATTTTCTTGGAGCGATTTCAAACTATTCGCTTCCAAGCACCGAAGATTATCAGGACATATATAATAAAGCTCTTCTAGAGGTTCAAAAAGTATTTCAAAAAAATACTTAAATTTAAAAAACGCGATTTTTATCTTATAATATCTTCGTTATGGTAAAGATAAAAGTTTCTAATTTTTCAATAGAAGACAAAAACAATGGAACTCTTCCAGAGCTGGAAGTAAAATCTTTTATAATAAAAAGTGATAAAAACGACGAAACTTTTTCAGAAAAATCAATAAAAAATGACTATCTTATCCTAATGTCAGAAACAGAATATAGAAATAAAATAGCGTTCAAATCTGGAAGAAAATCTAACCCATTGATGGTAAATTTTGAACAATATGGATAATCCAAAAATCTTATTATTTTGTACTAGTTTTTCAGATAACGAATATCTTTGGAATAATAGATATATAAAATGGTTAAAATTCTATAACTCTATAAATTTAAATTCAAATAAAATATTGATGATAGACGACGGGAGTCCAGTTGTTCCAAATATTGAATCAGTATCAATAACAAATTCAAATAATCTTAATGAAGAGGATCGCGAGTACAAAAATTCCATAATACGATTTCCCAATCACCTTGGGAGAAGAGGAGTGCTGGATTACCCCGGCTGGTTCAGAAGCTTCTCATTTGCCTGCGAATATGCAAAAAAATTTAATTATAAAAAAGTTATACATATAGAGTCCGATGTATTCTTATTGTCAGATAAAATTATAAATTACATAAATGATTTGGATAGCGGCTGGAATTCTTTTATGTGCAGTAGATATTCGTTTCCAGAATCAGGCATACAAATTATATGTAAGGATCAAATTGATAATTTATATGAATTTTATAATAAAGACTATAATCTTTATAAAAATTTCCCAATTGAAAGATTAATACCATTTACTAATGTAAGCGATAATTTTATAGGAGATAGATATGGAGAATATTTACCGTCTCCGCCTATTGGCGCCGATTTTTGTTCTCAATTTCTTCCAGAGTGGCGCATATGAAAACAAAATATAAAAAAAACGATATAACATTAAATGGAATAGCAAGCGAAGAAAAATATTTTGAAAATACTTTAAAAGCCTTAATTTATTCAAAAAAAATAAGCGGAATCAAAAAGGCTCAGTTGATTTGTTTCAAAGATTTCGAACACAAAGACATTGAATGCATAAAACTTCCTTATGAAATAAAAAATCTTGTAGATTGGAATTTTTTCATGATGAAGCATCTATATAAATTTATAGATACAGAATTAATGATTAATATTCACGACGATGGCTTTATAATAAATCCAGAGGCTTGGACGGATGAATTTTTAAATTATGATTACATAGGAGCGCTATGGCCTATTGGCGGATTACCCCCGCATGTAACAGAGCATGACAGATGTGGAAATGGCGGATTCTCGTTGAGAAGCAAAAGATTTTTAGAAATTTCCGCACTTTACTGTCCATTTTACCAAAATTTACCAGAAGATGCCACCGTCTGTAGAGTTCATAAAGATATATTTTTAAAACACGGAATGAAGTTTGGAACTAACGAAATATGCTCTAAATTCTCTATAGAATACCAGTTTATGAAAGAATACGCAAATCAATTTCATGAGGACAGATTTAGTCTAAAAACATTTGGCTTTCATTTTTCAACTTCAGACGCCATAAAATATTTGGATGACGTATCACTATAAGTCGTGAAAAACTATGAGAAACTATATCTACAATATCATATATCACATATATGCCGAAAAAACAAACCCAATATTAACATTTAATATAGAAAATTTAAAAAAATATCTTCCTAAATTTAATGGTAAAAAAATAATAAATATTAACTATGAAAACGAGATCTCTGCTAATCTTATAGTAGATAATATTAAAAAAGTCGACCCAAATATCAAATTTTTCTTTACAAGAAACGAAGAAACAAATGGACTGTATGAGTTATATCCATTTATTACAAAATTGCTACCATCAATCATGTCTGATAGTGAAAATGAATTTACATTCTATGCGCATGCTAAGGGAGTTACGAGATACAACTCTGAAAAAGAATTTATATCCTTACTGTGGGCAAATCTGATGTATACAAAAAATTTAGATGATTTTGCATATATAAATACTATTCTTGAAAAATACTCATGTGCTGGATGTTTAAAAATCAATAAGCCATATACGGCTCTCTCATTTGTAAACTGGCATTACAGTGGAGCTTTTTTTTGGTTTAGAAATAAGGATCTATTTTCTAAGAAGTGGCAAGAATACTACAATAATGTATACGGACTAGAAGGTTATTTGGCAACTCATTTTTCTTCGAAAGAGGCATTTTCAATAGACCCAGAATTGCCAAATAATCATGAAGACATCTATCAAAAAGAAAACTGGGAATATTTTTATAAAATATGATATTATTGATAGGCTCTACTGGATACATAGGAACAGAATTCAAAAAACAATTCGAAAAGAATTCAATACCCTATAAAACCCTTAGTCACAAAGAAGCGACTAGAGCAAATATTATTGAAATACATAAAGCTTATAATATTCAATATATAATTAACTGCGCTGCATTCGTTGGTAAGCCAAACATAGAAGCATGCGAAAATCAAAAAGACGAAACAATAAGCGGAAATATCATTTTGCCAATTTTATTAAAAGAAATAAGCCAAGAACTTGAAATAGTATATTGCCATATTTCTACCGGCTGCTTGTATAATGGACAATCTCCAAATACAGATGGATGGCAAGAGAAGGATAAGCCAAATTTTAGTTTTGAATTGAATAATTGTAATTTTTATACGGGTACAAAAATAATAGCAGAAAAATATATTTCTCTATATGAAAAAAGCTATATATGGAGAATAAAACTGCCTTTTGAAAACGAGCACAATAATAAGAATTACATTTCAAAAATAATTAATTATGATACACTTGTGTCAGAAAATAATTCAATTTCAAACAAAGTCGAACTTGTAAAAGCTTGCATAGATTCAATAAAATTAGAAATACCATTTGGCACATATAATATAACTAATAGTGGTTATATTTCACCAATGGACTTAGTTAAAAAGCTGGTGAATACAATCACTCCAAATAAAAAAGCAAATTTTTTAATAATAGATAATTTTTACAAAGATATAAGTTCTATGCCGCGCTCAAGTTGCATTGTAAATAATAAAAAATTACTTTCAACTGGCATAAAAATGTCTGAAGTAAACGAATCAATAGATTGGTGTTTAAAAAACTGGAAGTGGTAATATGCAAAAAGAAATCATAAATCTTGGCAGTCTCCCCCTAGTAAACAATCTCTGTAAAACAAAACACGAGAGCCTAAACGTAAAGACATTCGGATTAAAAATTATTGAAGAAGATAATTTATTAATGAAGCTGGATGTTGAAATTCCATCCGAAGAGATGTTCGAAGAATACCTGTATAGATCATCTGTAAATATTCCATACATAAGACATTGTGAAACTATGTGGGAATACGTGAAACAATTCAGCCCAGAGAATATAGCCGATATAGGCGGAAATGACGGAGCATTGCTAAAAGCTTTCCAATCTAAAAGCGAAAAAAAACTCAACCTACACAATATAGACGCAAGTAAGTCTTTTAAAGAAGACAATGAAAAAAGCGGAATAAATTATCATAATAATTACTGGGGAGATGTCATTTTCGAAAACAAGTTCGATCTGATTATATCCACAAATGTTTTCCAACATAATCCATTTTATGAAAAATTCGTAGATGCAATTCAAAAAAATTTAAATGGCAGATGGGTACTAGAGTTTCCTTATTTTCTCGATACGGTAAAAACAAATCAATTTGATCAAATATATCACGAGCATGTATTCTACTGGCTATTGACGCCTTTATATTCATTATTTAAAAAATACGGCTTGAAAATCATAGACGTATCTCGACAAGAAATACATGGCGGCTCGTTAAGAATAGTCTCCTCCAATGTTGAATCAGACATTGAAAATACAAACTTGATAAATACTTTCCTAAAAGAGGAAAACGATTTTGATTTTAAAAATTGGCAAGCTGTAACCAAAGAAAAAATAATTCAAGATAAGCTTTTTATTGAAAAATTAACCGGAAAAACTTATTGTTTTGGCGCCGCAGCAAAAGGGTGCATTTATTTAAACGCTTTAAAATTAACAAATAACGACATTCATTTTATCATTGATGATACAATTCAAAAGCAAAACAAGTTTAGTCCCGGAACTGGGATTGAAATTTGCTCAAGAGAAATTATAAAAACAGAAGATTGTCCAGATAATATTATTATACTTGCACATAACTTTAAAGATTACATAGCTAACTCTCTTAGAGAATATGGTTACACAGGCAGGCTATTCGTAATGATCCCAGAAATAGAAGAAATATAAAATAAAAAATTAAATTATTATATATAAATGGAAACCAAAATAGTGCTAGCCACAGGGGTAGATATTGGCTATTTAAAAAAAATAAATACTTATCTTGATTCAATACAAAAAAATTCAAATTTTGATGAAAATTATCTAATTATTAATGGATTAGAAAATGTAAAGATAAAACAAGATAAAATTCAGGTTGTAAATATTAATCCGTCAATAATAAAATCGTTAACACAAAATAAATGCTTGCAGCATGGGGAATTCTTAAGATCTCAATATTTATTAGATCATCTTAAAGATAATGATGTTATATTTTTTACCGATGGAGATATGTGGTTACAAAAACCTTTATCACATCTAGAAAAAACAAAATATAAATCTTTTAAAGATTTTGATATTTATATAGGATACAATGCTAATCCTAATCAAAAATTAAGTGAAGAATATCATTCTCTCCAACCAACGGGATATATATCTAACAGTATTTCTAATCAAAACTGGTCAAATATAAAATGCTACAATACAGGGGTAATTGCGATGAATAAAAAAACATGGTTATTCCTAATGGATGAGTATTGTAAATTATTTAATGAAGTCGATAAAATGTTTTCACATTACGCAAAACAGCAATGGCTTATTTGTTACATAATAGGTACCTATAAATTTAATATAATAGAAATGGATTATGATGTACATAATCATGATCATTTCGGACCAGTCCCAGGCACGAGCGTATTAGAAAATAACATTATAACCTATAATAACAATATAGTTTTATTTAAGCACAAATGGAATGGACATAGAATTGAATAATTTTAATTAAAAAATGAATAAAAATATACAAGAATCATACATTGGTAAAAAAATAGACAACGCCAATGTTCTAAATATAGATGATGCAGCCAAAATTCTTAAAAATAAAAAAACTTGTATAGTTACGGGGGTAACTGGTCAAGATGGAAGCTACATGGTAGATTATCTTCTTGAAAATACGGATCTATATATCGTAGGCGGAGTTAGAAGACTAAGTGTGTATAATCATATTAATATTAAACATATTAATAACGACAGATTTATTTTATTAAATTTTGATTTAACTGATCCGCACTCCATAACTAGAATAATAGAAAAACTCAAACCAGAGTACTTTGTAAATTTAGCCGCGCAAAGCTTTGTAGCTAGTAGCTGGGATTTTGCCAGGCAAACTTGGGCAGCAAATTCGACAGCTATTCTAGACATACTAGAGGCCATTAGGCTATATAAGCCTGATTGCAAAATGTATCAAGCTGGCTCTAGCGAAGAATTTGGCAACGTCTCATATATACCACAGGACGAAAAGCATCCATTAAAACCAAGGAGTCCGTACGGAGCAAGCAAAGCAGCTGCCAGACAATTAGTTAAAGTATATAGAGAGTCTTACGGATTATACGCTGTTCAAGGATGGCTATTCAATCACGAATCAGAGAGAAGAGGAGTAGAATTTGTAACTAGAAAAATTACTACTAACGTGGCTAGAATCAAAAAAGAAATAGGAACTGGTGTAAAAATTACACCAGTTGAACTAGGAAATATTGATGCAAAAAGAGACTGGAGTCATGCTAGCGATTTTGTAGACGGAATCTGGAGAATGCTAAACCAAAAAGAACCAAAAGATTACGTTCTTTCATCTAACGAAACCCACACTGTTAGAGAATTTGTAGAAAAAGCATTTTTAGCTGCTAACATAGAGGGTCACTGGTCTTATCTAAATTTAGATAATACTGATAAAAGACCCGAAAACGAAGTCTTTAGAAAAGATACTGGAGAAATTTTAGTTAAAATTAATCCAAAATTCTACAGACCAGCGGAAGTTGATTTACTTTTTGGAGATTCTTCTTTGGCTAGAAGAGAATTAGACTGGCAACCAAAAATTTCTTTTGATCAACTTATAAAAAAAATGGTAGAAAATGATATTATAAGTGTGTAATATATAACATGAGTGGCGAAGAAAAATTTAATTTTTGTAAGCATAAGCCAGAAGAGCAGATTGAAATATTTGACGGCTGTCCATGTCGAAAAAAGAAAAAACTCGTTTCTCAATGCGTATTAAGATCGATAGTCGATATAAAGCCAGAGATATGCGCCGACTGCTCTCTATTTGAAGATAAAAGAGCTTGACATAATTTCAATATTGCTTATACTTTGATAACAAATGTCAAAGTTTAAATATAAAGATTCTTTTACTCAAAAGAATTTTAAGACGGAATTTATTATTTCGTGCCTTCGTCTACCGAAAAGTAGACACAAAGAAATACCATGGGCTAAAGAAATGAAAATAATGATTTCATTAGCAAAAAAATGTTCGGATCCAGGCTTTTGGTTTCACGCTAGACCTGAGTTTCAGCTTCCATCGCTTGCCTGGTTTCTAACAAGTGATGGTAGAAAATATTTAAATGAAAAATATTCAACTTTTAATTTTAAATTTAAAAAAGAAAGCGAAGAAAAAATAAAACTGGATGAAAATAAATACGGACTAGACGAAAAAATAACACCAAAAAAACCCAAGACAATAATGGACTTTATCAAAAAATGAACTCAAAAGAACTTTTATCAAGCTATTTAAAAACAAACAAAGAAGAGCACTTTAACTTTGTTAAAGACAAAGATTTTGTAATTTCAACCGGAAGTTTAATTTTTGATATTGAGGTCGGCGGGGGGCTACACCCGTCAATACTTAGATTCAGTGGGGTTTCCGGCGGAGGAAAAACTAGCGCGAGTCTTTCAATTATGAAAAGCTTTCTTTCCTCTTCAAAGAACAGGAAAGGATTATACATTAAAGCCGAGGGAAGACTTTCTAAAAACGTAGTAGAAAGATCTGGTATAAATTTTGTAGAAGACGCTCAGGACTGGATTGATGGAAGTTGTTTTATATTTAAAACCAATATATACGAAACAGCCGCAAATTTAATTCATAAATTAGTTCAAAACAATGAAGAGGATATTTCTTACTTTTTTATAATTGATAGCATGGACGCGCTCATCCCAAAAGGAGACAAAGATAAAACATTTGAGGATGCTGTAAAGGTTAGCGGAGGAGCCGCCATATCCTCACATTTTCTTAAAAAAATGGCTCTTCCATTTTCTGTAGGAGGACACATATGCGCCATGATTAGTCAAGTAAGAAGCGAGGTAAAAATTAATCAATATGCAAAAAGCGATCCGAGGCTAACTAACGCGTCTGGCGGGTCCGCATTACTACATTACTCTGATTGGATTTTTGAATTTGCCCCTAGATATAAGTCTGACTATATTACTGCTACCGTAAACGGAAAAGAAGAAAATATAGGTCACTGGGCTAAAATAACCTTTAAAAAGTCAACAAACGAAAAAGACGGAAAAGAAATTAGATACCCAATTAAACATAGCCAGAATGGAGGAAACTCAGTTTGGGTAGAATATGAAATAGCCGATCTCATGATTATGTGGGAGCTAGCTAAAAAGGCTGGCGCATGGATTAAAATTGAATCATCCCTCATAGAAGAATTAAAATCAAAAAAAATCGACTTTCCAGAAACTATTCAAGGAATAGATAATTTAAGAACATATCTAGCAAATAATCAAGAAGCTACAAAATATTTATTTAATAAATTTAAAGAAATTTGTATAAGCTGATGATTCTTACCGACCTAAGGGGGAAGAATAGAAATGTATCCATATCAAGATACAAAATAGACTGGAACTCAAAAAGGGCCAGCTTACCTCAATATAGAACAAAGCAATTTCTAAAAGAATTTTGGCTAGGGGATATGGTATGTGAAGAATTTATTATACCAGGAAGCAGACTCAGGGTAGATTTAATAAACTTTACAAAAATGATAGCCGTAGAAGTTTCTGGAGAACAGCATGAGGCTTTTAGCAAGTTTTTTCATAAAACTAGGATTGGCTTTATCAAATCCATAAAAAGAGACTTTCAAAAAATTAAGTGGCTGGAGCTTAATAAAATTAAATTAATAGAAATATACGACTACGAAACCACAAGTCTAAATAAAAAAGAAATAGAAAAAAAATTTTCAGTTACCTTATGAGAGAAGAATACAATCATCAGTTCGAACTTCCAGAGTCAATACTTTCACAGCTTGAAGAAATGAGCGGAGGGGGTTATTTAATTTTTATTTTAGATTCAGAAAATAAACCCTCAATATACGAAAGCTTTGATGGAATAGGTCAAGAGTCTCAAGTAAAAGGATTTGCGCTTGATTGGCTGGAAGCAGAAAGAGAATTTAGAAAAGAAAGATTGAAAAAGGATATAGCTTTTTCTTACGGACAAGAAGAAGGAGACGAAGAGGCTGATTGACAAAATTGAAAAAACGCCTTAAAGTTAAAAAACCTTATGATTTATTCTTTACCCGTAGAAAAACACGTTATAGCTGGATGCCTTAAATATCCCAAAAGCTTCTACGAAATCGACAGCTTCATTAACGAAAAAGATTTTTATCACGATATTCATTCTGTGATTTTTTCTGTGATAAAATCAAATATTGCTCATTCGGAAGACATTGATAATGTTCTTATCAGCGAAAAGATAAAGAACTTAGGCATTACATTTAAAAATAGCGTAAATACATACGAGTATCTCCAAAGCTTAAGCTTAATCAATTTATCTGAAAAAGCTTTTATAGAGTCAGCTAAAGCTCTAAAAACCCTAACAATCAGAAGAGAGATATACGAAACAGCAGAAAAACTAAAATCAAGAATGTCAGCAAAAGAAGAAATGTCTGCTGATCAAATCATTTCTGCGGCTGATGCTATTTATAATGAAAAAATAAGCGCATATGATCTTTTCGAAGAGCCAACTAATATTTTTGAAGATGCTCAATTTCAAATCGAAGAAATTGGAAACAATCCGGTTGACGACTCCGGTTTTTTAACTCCATTTAAAGACTTTAATAGGCTTTATGGAGGTCTTCGTCCAAAAAACCTATATGCGTTTGTTGCTAGACCAAAATCAGGCAAAACTACAATGCTTTGCGATTTGAACTATAAAATATGCAATGAAATTTACAACGGACAAGTGTCATGTCTATATCTCGATACCGAGATGGAAACTTTAGATGTTCAAAAAAGACTTATTGCTTCTATATCTGGGGTACCATTCTGGTATATCGACACAGGAAATTGGAGAAAAAATCCAGAAATGACGCAAAAAATTAGAGCTACGTGGACCAAAATTAAAAATTTTAAATTTCATCACTTAAAAGTTGGAAACAAAAACACCAACGAGATTCTTTCTATTGCTAGAAGATGGTATTATTCAAAGGTTGGAAGAGGAGAAAAAGCGATTATTACCTACGATTACTTGAAGATGACAGGAGAAGGAGTTTCTGAATCATGGAAAGAATACCAAGTGATTGGAGACAAAACAGATAAATTAAAAAAACTAGGAGAAGAGCTTAATTGCGTTATCCTAACATCTACCCAAATGAACAGAAGCGGAGAGAGTCAGAATAAAAAATCTGGAAGCTTCTCCGATGATTCTTCTGCAATTGCCTTATCTGATAGACTTCAATGGTTTGCTTCTTATGTTGGAATTTTTAGGAGAAAAACAATTGATGAAATTACTGAAGATGGAGAAGACTGGGGGACTCACAAACTTGTTACGACGGCAAGTCGTTTTCAGGGAAAAGAAGCCGCTGGACACGTTGACCTTGTCGAAAGGAACATAGACGGAGAAAAAAAGTTTGTTAGTAATTTTATATCGTTTGATGTAAAAAATTTTAATGTTGAAGAAAAGGGGAGTCTTGATTCTTTAGTAAAGAAGGGTGGATTAAAATTTCAAATTTTTGATAAAAATGGAAAGGCAGTTGACGAGAATGAAAACGACGACCTCCTATAATCCAGAAGACGTAAAGCAAATACTTGAACAGCTTGGATATAAACTTAACGACAGAGGCAAAGAATGGAGATCAAAGCCGCTATACAGGGATTCTGATAATGATACTTCGTTAAAAATAAATAAACTTGACGGAAAATGGATAGATTTTGCTAGGAACGAATCTGGCAATATAGAGCAGCTTGTAGAAAAAACATTAGGAATTTCTTTTGGAACTGGAAAGAGCTGGATAAAGAAGAATGGAATAAATGTTTCTTCCGCTGGCGCGCTTAAAATAAAAGAAGAAATAAACTTAGATTATGTTAAATTTTTTGATCCAGATCTTTTAAAAAAACTTTCATGCAATTATTCTTATTGGAATAAAAGGGGTATAAAAAAAGAAACACTTATAGAATTTGGAGGAGGTTTGTGTTCTACTGGAAAAATGGCTGGAAGATATGTTTTCCCAATCTTCGACGAGGAAAAAAGAATTAGAGGATTTTCAGGAAGATCAATTTATACAAATAACGAAATAAAATGGAAGCACATAGGCAAAAGAAGCGACTGGAACTACCCATTATTTTTAACAAGAGATTATATTGAAAAGGAAAAAGAATGCATTATAGTAGAGAGCATTGGCGATGGGCTGAGCCTATGGCAAGCAGGCGTTAAAAACTTTATTATTTCTTTTGGATTGAATTCATTAGATCATATTTGCTATTTACTAGTTGAGCTTGATCCATCTATAATAACTATAGCATTTAATAACGATCTTGTTGGTGGAAAAACTAGCGGATCAGGAAATGCTGCCGCTAGAAATTTTAAAAAAAACCTAGAAACTTTCTTTTCAAAAGATCAAATCTCTGTAAAGTTACCCGATATTAATGACTTTGGATCAATGACAGAAGAACAAATTTTACAATGGAAGAACAAATAAAAAATAAACCGCTTTACCTGAGCGCTTCAAAAATAAAAACATACGCATCATGCTCTTGGCAGTACTATGCCTCATATAATCTAAAAATCCCTCAATCAGGAAACAGCGGAGCATCTAGAGGCACCGTTGTCCATAATTTATTTGAATTAATATCTAAGCCAAAGCATACTCACTTCATTCAGAAGATATGGTTGGCTGGAAGCCCAGAAAAAATTCCAGCTATTAAAAAATTTCTAGAAAAACAATTTAAAAAAGAAAAACTAGACTTCAACGAACAGGTTAAGCCGATAAAAGCTAAATACGGAAATAAAAATAATTGGGAAAGCGTATGCGAGATGGTAATGACCACCTTGAAATTTGAATTTTTAGAATCAGAAAATAAAAAAATAACACACTCAGAATATGAATTTGATATAATAAATGAAAATCCAAAGTATGCAGTAAGGGGTTTTATAGATAGACTATCGGAAGAAGACGAAGGAAAAACTCTTAGAATTTTAGATTACAAAAGCTCTTCAAAGAAATTTAAAGGAGAAGACGAGGAGGCAAATATTCAAGCAATGATATACTCACTTGTTGCTAGAAAAATATGGAAAAATTATAAGAATTATAAAGCAAGTTTTTTCTTCATGAGGTTTCCAGAAGATCCATATCAACACAATGAATTTTCCGAAAAAGAATTAAACGGTTTAGAGCATTACTTAGAGTATATAACCGAGATACTAGAAAACATTAACGAAGATTCAGCGAAAGATAACCTAGCAGTCAATGACAAAGAAAAATCCTGGCTTTGTGGAAGAGGAAAATGGATATGTCCTTATAAAAATAAGATTACGTTTTATAAAGTAATTGACAAAACCAAAACAGGAAAAGACTCAGAGATTTCCTCTCACTTGAAACTAGAAGACGCCCAAGAAACCGCTGCAAAAAAAGAGAACTGGCAAGTTAAAACAATATTTTATGATGGTTGTCCGGCTTTCAAATCAAATCAATTTCTTGATTTTTAATAAAAAAAAATATATATACAATAATCGACAATGATTATTCCAGCTTTTAAGTCACACTACTCCCTCAATAAGAGCATTCTTACCCTTGAGGAGTCTCACCTTGAGACTGGACCAAGGTCTATTTTGGGTTTAATAAAAAACCACAACCTACAAAACTCGTTCTTAATAGATGATAACATGAGCGGCTTTTTGGAAGCCTACTATAATTCTAAAAACGTAGGCGTAAAATTGAACTTTGGTCTTAGATTAACATTTTGCGCTGATCTAAATGACAAAAGCGACGCCTCAATAAAAACAGAATCAAAATATATAATTTTTTTAAAAGATTCCAATGGGTACGAGTCGCTAAGCAAGATTTTTTCGACAGCCGCATCTAAGGGTTTTTATTATATACCCCGCTTGGATTTTAAAACTCTTAAAGAACTTTGGAGCGATTCGTTAGACATAGGGGTTCCATTTTATGATAGTTTTTTGTTTAATAATCACATGCGAATGTACAACTGTTTTCCTCCAGATTTTTGGAGCTGCCCAACATTCTTCTGGGAAGATAATTCGATACCGTTCGACAGAGTATATAAGCGCTCTCTCTTAGAACACCTTTCCAAAAATTATCCTGAATGTGAAATTATTAGAATGCAGTCTATCTTTTACGAAATGAAAGATGACTTTCTTGCTTACTTAACAATGAAATGCATTGGAAAAAAATCAACTCTTCAAAAGCCAAACCTCGACCATCTTTGTAGCGATGAATTTTGCGTAGAATCTTTTTTAGAAAAACTAGAGTCATAAAATGGAAGAAAATCTTATTAGATTCAATAAAAAAATTAAATTACTTTTTATTGATTTTGAAACTGCAAATCTTTGTCTCAACTTTAGATTTAATTTACCATGGCAAATGGCAATGATAAATACTATTGGTGGAGAAAAAATTGGAGAAGGTCGTAATATCTTAATTAATTGGGGCGATGATTTTAAGTTTTCAAAGGGTGCAGAAGCAATGGCTTACTCTTACTCAAAAGAAAGGATGGAAAAAGAAGGAATCAAGCCAATAGAAGCCCTTAAGATTCTATCTGAAAATTTAAATAATTGCGACGGAATCGTTGGTCATAATATATTAGGGTTTGATATTTATTTAATTAAATGTATCTATAATAAATTAGGAAGACCATACCCCGATGTTCTATCAAAGAAACCCGTATTTGATACCTTTGCAATAGCCAAGGGTTACTTTAATAATATTCCATATCAAAAAGGCGATGATTTTATTTTTTATCAATATAAAGTCCTAAATCAAATAATTAAAGGCTCAAAAAATTCTCTTTCAAAGGTTGCGTCAAATTTCAATATACAGTATAATGAATCAAAGCTTCATGACGGCTTATACGATCTTGAACTTAATGTGCAAGTTTGGAATAAACTAAAATACCAAATAGATATTTAATTTACAAAATGTTCTTAGAAAATTTTAAAGAAATAGAACTTCCGCTTTACGGAGTCAGGTGTCCCACGATTTCTCTTTCTACAAAAGATAGAGAACAGTATAATATCAAAGAAGGCTCGTCGAACCTAGAGATACTTCAGGCTCTTTGTAATCAGGGGTTTAAAAAGAATTTGCCGAAATGGAAAGAAGAAAATCTAGATATTGAAGAATACAAAAAAAGAGCAAAGCTTGAAGTTGAAACTCTTTCCAAGCTCGACTTCGTAGATTATATTTTAATCATCTGGGATGTTTTTAATTTTTGTAACAAAAATAGCATACCAACAGGACTTGGTAGGGGCAGCGCCGCAGGAAGCTTAGTTCTTTACCTTCTTGGGGTAACGGGAATAGATCCAGTTAAATACGGTCTTTTCTTTCAGCGCTTCGTCTCAGAAGTAAGGGCTAAAAAACAGGTTATTGATGGAGTAACTTATTTAGATGGAAAAATGATTGCAGATATCGATAGCGACATTTGCTATTATAGAAGAAAAGAGGTAGTAAAATACCTTGAAGAAAAGTATCCAAATCGCACATCTAAGATGTTAACGGTATCTACGCTTTCTGGAAAAGCCCTTATCAAAGACGCCGGTAAGATTATTGGAGAAAAAGAAGAGACGGAGATGAATAAAATAACCTCCCTATTTACTTCAAAGTATGGAAAAGTAGCCGAGCCAGAAGAAATGTATGAAACTAGCGAAGAATTTAAAGATTGGTGCGATGAAAATAGACTGATATACGATACGTCTTTAAAATTAAAAGATTTAATCAGAAACAAAGGGGTTCATGCCTCTGGGATCGTCGTCAGTTTTGATGATTTGAATAAAACTACACCAACAGAGCTAACAGCAGACAAAGAAGTAGTTTCTTCTTTTACAATGGACTGGGCTACTAAAATTAATATTAAGCTTGACCTATTAGGCTTAAAAAGCGTTTCCGTTATCCATGAGGTGTCTAAATTAGTTGGAGTGGATTATAAAAATATAGACCTAGAAAACTATGAAAATATTTACGCTCATTTACAAGATTTAAAAAATCCAAAAGGGCTTTTTCAAATTGAGGCTGAAACAAATTATAAAGTATGCAAAAAAGTCAAGCCGAAAAATCTAGATCAACTTAGTGCAGTTGTTGCTCTTGCAAGACCTGGGGCGCTTGATTACGCCGACCAATACGCAACTTACGCGAATACCGGAGTAAAGCCAGAGATCGACCCGATCATCGAATCCGTTCTTGAAAAAACAGGAAATATTTGCCTATATCAAGAGCAAGTTATGGCAATGTTTAACAAAATCGGTTTTTCTCTCACAGAATCGGAAGAGATTAGAAGAGCTATTGGTAAAAAACTTCCAGAAGAAATTGCAAAATGGAAACCTAAAATTTACGATCAGTGCGAAAAAAATAATATTAAAAAAGAAACGGCGGATCAAATTTGGAAGGTTTGCGAAGATAGCGCTGGGTATCAGTTTAATCTGTCTCATTCAATATCTTATTCAGCAATGGCAGCTCTTACTATTTATTTCAAATTCAACCATTCGAAAGAATTCTTTTTAGCGCTCTTAAGAATGGCTAAAAACGAACAGGACAGCCTTGGAGAAATAAGTACTATCAGTCAAGAAATGAAGCACTTTGGCATTACTCTTTTGCCTCCAGATCTAGCAAAAAGTAAAGAAGATTTTGAAATTGAAGGAAATAATATTAGATACGGTCTCTCCGCAGTAAAAGGAATTAGTAAAAAAGTAATCGAAAAGATGATTAATTTTAGAGGAGAATATAGTTCTAAAATTGATTTATTTATCGCCGCGAAACAAGCAAAAATTTCAATAGGAGTACTTTCTGCTCTTATTCAAGCTGGAGCGCTAGAAAGCTTAAATACAAAAACTAGAAGCAGAATGGTTCTTGAAGCTCAAACGTGGAATATTTTAAAGGACAAGGAAAAGGTAATGGTAAAACAACTTGTAGAGCAAGGCAGATTTGAAGATGTTTTAACCGCATTAAAAGCTCTAAATACTGAAATTAAAGATGATAAGGGAAAGCTGATAATAAAAGACTCAAGGTTTGCAACGATTAAAAAAGACTACGATAGATTTAAAACGATATATTTATTAAATAGTAGAAATGAAAAACTGGCAAACTTTTTTTATGAAAAAGAATTACTTGGAATGCCTTATAGCCAAAGCTTGAGCGCAATTTTTAAACAAAAAAATGAAAATATTCAAAGCATAGAGGAATGTAATAATTCTAAAGAAAAGGCATCAATATTTTTTGCTGGAATAGTCACAGATGTAATCAAGAGAACTTCTAAAAACGGCAATCCGTATGTAAAATACGAGTTGTCGGACGAGGGAGGAAAAATAGATTGCTTTGTATTTAGCAGCGACAAAAGAGATAAGCTAGAGGAATGCCGGCAAAATAACGGCGGAAAGCTACCAGAAGAAGGAGACGTATTAGTTGTTAAGGCTAACAAAAAAGATGGAAACGCCTGTTATGCTGAAAAAATTGGAATTCAAAGCGCAAAGATATATATGGCTTTAAGAGATCTTAAAGATCAAGATTTAATTGAAGAAGAAGCCGTATAGTTTATAATATTTAGTCAACAAACTAAATAAATATGCGATTAAATAATATTCAATTTTATAAGCCAAACTCTTCAAATAAAGGAGTCGCTGTATCATTATCTTTTAACCCTTCTGATGCAGGAATATACGTTTCTTTTATTAAGCAATTTAGCTGGGACCAAGCCAAAAAAATTGGCTCCTTTAAAGAAAACAAAGACAATCCAAAAGCTAAAAAAAATATTAAGTTTAATGATATAGAGATTTCTGGCATTATCAGGGCAATAGAAAAAGAAGAAAAGTGGTCAACGTTTCATAAGTTCAATAATGATAACGGCGTATCGATCTCCTTTGCCCCATACATCAAAGATAATGTTATGGCTGGATTTGGATTAAGAGTTTCAGACTCAAAAGATAAAGAAAATGTATTTTCTGTAGGTTTTACAAATGATGAATCAATAAAATTAAGAGAGTGGCTCAAATTAAGTCTAGAAGAAGTATTCAAAACTCAATCAAGTCAGGAAAAAGAAAGCAATTGATGAGAAAAAAAAAGATTTTATTTCATTCAGATTTTGCTCTCGTAAAGACTGGATTTGGAAGAGCGATGAAAACTCTTCTTTCTTATCTCTATACAACTAAAAAATACGAGATTCACCATGTTTGTTGCGGAGTAGTTCAAAACGCTCCGGAGCTTGAAGCAACTCCGTGGAAAAGCTATGGGGCAGTTAGTTCAAATATTCAAAATCAGTCGTCGCAAGATCCGTCTATATTAAGAATAGCCGGATACGGAGGTCAGACAATCGACGAATATATCAAAACACTAAAGCCAGATATATATATAGGCGTTCAAGATTTTTGGGGAGTAGATTTTTCAATAGATAAAAATTGGTTTAGCAAAATTACAACATGCATATGGACAACGCTAGACTCACTTCCGATACTTCCGTCCGCTGTCAAGAAAGCAAAGGATATAAAAAATTACTGGGTATGGAGTAATTTTGCGGAAAAAGCGCTTCATAAACTTGGTCACAAGCATGTTAAAACAGTCCATGGACCGATTGAGTCTGATCAATTCTTTAGACTAGAAGATAAAGACAGAGAACAACTTAGAATAAAAAACAATATACCAAAAGATTCTATAATTATAGGCTTTGTTTTTAGAAATCAATTAAGAAAACTAGTTCCCAACTTAATAGAAGGATATAAAATTTGGAAAGATAGGCATCCAGAAATTAAAAATACTTATTTACTTTTTCATACAAGCTTCTCTGAGGGATGGAACATAAAGTCGCAAGCAGACCAACACGGAGTCGATACAAAAGAAATACTAACTACCTACGTATGTCCGGTTTGCAATAATTATGAGGTCAAATCATTTGACGATAGAGTTTCTAGATTTGAAAAAAATAAGGACGGAAGCTTCAAGCTAGATCAAAAAGGCGAAAAAATAGAAATTCCGCTTTCAGCAGAAGGAAAAGACTGCAAATACTGTGGAACAAAAAATTCCCAAAGAACCACGTCTGTTGGTTTAGGCGTTACAGAAAACCAACTAAACGAAGTATATAACTTAATGGATGTTTATGCCCATCCATTTACAAGCGGTGGTCAGGAAATACCAATACAAGAAGCTAAGTTGACAGAATTAATTACGCTTGTTACAAATTATAGCTGCGGAGAAGAATGTTGCGAAGAAGACGCTCACTCTCTCCCATTAGAATGGGACAAATACTTAGAACACGGAACAGAATTTATAAAAGCCTCAACCAAGCCTGCGTCTATTGCAGACCAGCTAGATATTTTTATAAATATGTCACCCATAGAAAAGAAAAAAAAGGGAAAATTAGCTAGAGATTGGGTCATAAATAATTTTTCAATTAAAAACGTTGGAAAAACAATAGAGAAGTTTATAGATAACTCCCCATTTATAGACCAACAAGATGAGTCTAATTTTGCTCAAAAAAACAACGAGAAGCACAATCCAGACGCTGAGATAGACGGAAACCTAGCAAACAAAGAATGGGTCAAATCTCTTTATAAAAATATTCTGATTAGAGAAGTATCGGATGATGATGATGGATTTTTATATTGGATGGATCAATTATCAAAAAGCGTTGAAAGAAGCCAGATAGAACAATATTTCAGACACGTTGCTAGAAAAGACTTAGAAGAACAAAACAAAGCTAATAATAAAAGCATTATAGATGACTTTATTTTAAAAAATTCAAAAAAAAGAATTTTATATGTTATACCTAGATCGATAGGAGACTGTTTTCTTTCTACGGCAGTCATAGAAAGTTTAAGAGTGATTTATGATTTTGAAAATTGGGATTTATACGTTTCTTCCGATATAAAATATAAACAAATTTTCGAGGGAAATAAAAATATAACAAGCTGGATACCTTATATGCAAGAAATGGAAAACCACATGTTAATGGAAGGATCTGGCGACCACCCAGGATGGTTCGATATATGCTTTACTCCTCATATTTCTACTCAAAGATCAATGAATTACATTCATAACGGAATAAATAAATTACTACTTTAATAAAAAAAATGCATCTTTTAGAAAAATATAGTTTAAATTGCGGAGTAAACCCAGCAAAGCTAGGCAAACCCTATATATATACATCTTATTATCCTCTTCCGAATAATAGATATATTGTAATTCACCCAAGTAGCGGAATGAACTCTAAAAATTATTCGTACTATCAAGACGTTATTGATTTTATCTATGAAGAAGTAAAACAGGCAGGTTTTGACATTGTACAAATAGGAGAAGAAAAAGACGCGCCTTTGTCTAAATGTACAAACTTACAAGGCAAAACAAATATACATCAAACATGTTTTATTTTAAAAAACGCGAGTTTCTTTATTGGTAACGACAGCTTTTCTACACATGTTAGTTCAGCCTTTGAAGTACCGCTTGTGAGTTTATATTCTGTTATACAACCAGAAGTAGCTGGACCATATTGGAACAATGGAAAACAATTTGCTATAATGGCTCCACTCGAAGGTAAAAAACCAAAGTATTCAGCAGAAGATCCAGATAGAATAATTGATAAAATTAAACCGGAAGAAATTTTAAAAAAAATATCCCTAGCAATTCCTAAAATCGATTTATCTTCCAAAGATAATCTAGAATCACTTTTTTTTGGTAAAAATTATCCAAAGCTATCAACCGAATTAGTTCCCGATACTTTAATAGAAATAAACAATGGTACAGAAATCCCATTAAATATTAGATTTGATTATCTTGATTCTGACGTGTCTCTATTGAATATTAATTCAGCATTAATGAATCTATCAAAAAGAAAATGTGGGATAATCACGTCCCGACCGTTTGATCTTACAGCCTTTAAAGACAGCAGAATAAAAGAAAATATTATTTCTTTTATTTTCCATATAGAAAAAAAATTCCTAAATAAAACAAATGAAACAATTGAATTTATTAATCACGCAAAAAAACTCGGCTTTAATATTAGGATAGCTTTAATAAAAGATAATTTTTCAGAAGAAGAAATATCTGAACTAAAATTCAAGTTTTTAAACATTCAAGGAATCGCTTTTTTAAACCAGACAAACTGGGAAACATACATAAAAGAAGAAGCAAGAAAAAAAATTAACCATTTGACAATATTTAAAAGTTCTCGTATTATTTATTCTAACAATAAAATATTTCTATCAAGAACCTCTTTAATGGAAAATAAACCAGCAAATAGTTTAACACAGACTTTTTCTGAAATAAAAGATTTAGACTCCCTTGGGAAAGAGCTTGAAAGCTGTTATATTTATAATATTTAATATTAATAATAAAAAACATGTCAAAAAATAAAAAAACAGAAGACGCGCAAGAAAGCGAAAACAAAAGCCAGGGTGTCGCTAATTCAAGACTTAAAAGAAACGACGATGGCTTACTTGAAAATAAGTCTTATGTTTTTACAGATGATGGACTTGTAAATTGGCGGAAAATGATTGATTCAAAATATTTAGTCCCAAATCTTTCAAAGTTTCCATCTGGAACAGAAAACAAAAATTTAAATATTGATGAACTAGAAGACTCGCAATTATTAATCCTTTTGGGGGGCATTAAAGATTTAGCAAATTTAAGAGGCTATTCTAAAGTGCAATATAATGTATTTAATTGCACGCAAAGCCATGTTGCAGTTTCATGCAAAATCACATGGATTCCAAATTTTGAAACAAACAATAGAGAGGTAGAATTTGAATCTCTTGCCGATGCACATCTTGATAACACAAAAAACTTCGCTAAAGACTTTTTAATGGCTATTGCAGAAAACAGAGCATTTGTTAGATCTGTCAGAAATTTTTTAAGAATCAATATTCTTGGAACAGACGAACTTGGAGAGTCAAAAAACCAAACTATTTTGCATACCGAATCTGGAGTAGAAACGCAGGTATCTGCGAGCCACCCCGCTAATGTTCTAAAAGACGCCATGTCAAAAGCAAATATTTCCTTTGAACAAGTAAAGGAAACCCTTGTAAAAGAAGGAATTTCAGAAGCTGAAAGCTGGACATCAATAAATGAAATTCCACATAAAATAATCTTCTCTCTTATTCAGAGAATCAAGAAAAAAATTTCAAATAAAGAACAATGAGCTTAATAGCATATTGTTACGGTCCATCTTCAACTAAAAAAAATTTATTTTGCAGTCACTTTGCAAAAAGCAATTCTGAATATAAACTTATCGAATTACATAAAGTAAGAAAAAAAACAATTGGATCCTATTTACCAATTGATAAAAAATCAGAAGAAGAAGTTAAAAAAGAATTTGAAAAAAATCTTTTAATTTTTTTAAATAAAAAAAACAAAATTTTAATAAATGGTTTATTCCTGAACAAGGAAGCTAGAATATTATTTAATAATTCAATTAAAAATTTAACAAAAGAAAAATTTAAAATCGTAAGCATAGCTTTTCCAGCTAAAAATTTAGCTGAAACTTTTGAAGAAAATAAAAAAACGCGCCTATATAAAGATATGACGTTTGACCAGCTTAGATTACAGTCTTCGCTTTTTTCGCTTGCCTCCGACGAGCAAGAAGCAAATCTTTTAATAAATGAAATAGACGGCGACTTTTCTGATTTAGAAATAAATACAAAATTATGGAATGAAAATAGAATTATACATTGCAATAGCCTAAAAAAAGTTGCAGAATATATACTATATGGCAGTAGCTTTTAATTAACCTTTAAACATAAAATAAATAAAAAATGAACCTAGCAGTATGGCACTCAAATAAGTCCCTCATTATGCAGGAGATGAGGGAGCAATTAAAAAAGAAATCAAAGCCCGGAGAGGCAACCCTCTCAAGGAAAGAGGCGAATAGAACATGGAGAGAAGAAATTCTTGGCATTCTATCGGAAGACCAAAAAAGAGAAGTAAAAGCAAAGCGGCAAGAAAAATCCAAAAAGGATAGATTTAGAGATCTTAACAGTACGGAAGATGAATAATAATTCCGTTGAATTAATAGGCTATTATGGATCCGATGAAGTAATAGCCTGTTCTGCCTGGACCAGCACTTCGAGAAATATAACAAGCGAAAAAAGAGACAGGATACCAAAGCTTATTAATGATCTATGGAGCAATGGTCATGAGACCCCCTTTGAAAAGGGCATAGTTCATTTTTTAGTTAATTGCGACATAGCTTCTCATGTTCATTTATTGAAGCATAGAATTTCTAGTATCAATGCAGAGTCTGCGAGATACAAAGAATTAAAAGAAGATAAATTTCATATTCCTGACGACTGGACAAATGATTGGAAGGAAAGACTGCAGTGGTATACAGAACTTGGCAATGTGTATTATCATGACTGTTTAAAAAAATTAGAACCCCTTTTGGGAAGGAAGAGAGCAAAAGAATCGGCTAGATTTTTTAAAACATATAATAGCCAGATTGAATGTGACATTATGTTTAATATGAGGTCTTTCGCAAATTTTCAAAAACTAAGAAATAGCCAGCATGCCCAAAAAGAAATTAGAGAGATCGCAGAGCAAATGCTTTTTTTAGTAGAAAACATTCAATACAGCCCATTTAAATATACACTAAACGCTATTTCTTCTTATAATAAATGAATAAGTCTATGCATAAAAACCCGAACATGTCTAATATAGATGAAAAGAAGATAGAAAAAGAGTGGCTTCAGATTAAAAAAGATGGTTACACGAGCGGTGCAGATATTTATATCAAAGAGACAGAATATAAAGGATTAGGAGTATTTGCAAATAGAGAAATAAAAGCTGGCGAAATCATTGAATATTGTCACGCTATTGTTTTAGACTGGAGACAAAAATATATACACGACGCCTCAATTAAGAAGTATGCATATTGGCACACCTGCAGTTGCTTAGACTGCAAAATGCACGGGGGCACAGGATTGATATTGCTTGGGTGCGGTTCAATATACAATTGTTCGGATTTGGAAGATTTAAAAAACGCAGATTTTTATCTATTTCCTGGTCTGAATTTAGGACTTTTCAAAGCAAATAAAAACATAAAAAAAGATCAAGAAATCTTAACTTGGTGGGGACAAGGATATTATGACTTTTGGTGCAAAAAGAAATGAACGAATCAACTGATAATTATAGCTACTTAACCGAAATAAGTGAAATTATAGACTCAATTTCTTTAATGAAGGACAAAACCCTTGATCATTTTTATGAAAATGAGCTTTTAGCTACTAAACTCATGTTAGATTTAAATGAATTAGAAGAAGAGGCTCAGCTCTTAATAAAAGAGTTTGACTTTTAAAAACAAAAGTGTATATAATCTAATATAGATTAGTCCCGATTAGGCAGGGATAATAAAAGTTATTCGTCCAGCGGGTTAAAAACCCGGTAGCCAATGAATGCTTTTACTAATCTGGCGAGACCGTGAAGTAGCCGACAGTCTTTTTAGACGCGGTTTAGCCAGAGGCGTCGCGGGTAAACGCCTCATTTACATTTTATGTTCTGCCAAAGGCAGAAATGCTATAGAGGCTTAACCATTGAGCCAGCGATGCAAATCAGTGGTAACGATCTTTGAAATTTGGGGGCGTACTGGTTTCGATTTGTTGCTGAAACTAAAAGCGCATGTAGAGGTTAATCGACGGCCTCTTTAAAATCGATTAAAAAACTAAATGCAGACGATGATATGTCTGATCTTTTAGCCGAAGCTGAATACATCCTCAACAATGCCGATGAGTTTCTCGGTAGCGTTGAAGAGGAGTCCTACGCTCTCGCCGCTTAAAAGCCTAACGGTAATCCTCTAAATCCGTTTTGAATTGCAGAGGTTCTTGCATGAGATGACTAGTGTGGTAAAATTCAGTCATAGGTGATATGCGGTCTTTATTCACGCATATAGGCAGACATAAAACTCGGTTAGTATAACCAAACAGCCTTTTGTCTTCGTTATCGTAACGATAGCTGAAATGTTAAAATACTCAAACATGTAACGACCTTTTAGCGTAAAAAATAAAGACAGGGGTTCGACTCCCCTCGCCTCCACTTTATATATAAATAATTTAATTATTAGAGATAATATAAATTATGAAAAAAATACATTTTGTTTCTGGCTTGCCTAGAACATGCTCTACTTTACTTTGTAATATATTGTCACAAAATCCAAACTTTCATGCTACCTCAACAAGTGGATTGTCTGAACTTGCATCTAGCCCCAGACGCATTATAGCAACAACACAAGAATTTAAATCAATGAATCCAAAAGATTCAGAAAAAATCCTTATTGACTGGGTTAGGGCTGGAATTTTAAATGCTTATAATTCTATAACAGATAGACCAACTGTTTTTGATAAAAGTCGCGGCTGGCTAGGGCATCTTGATCTACTTTTTCAAGCAATTCCTTCAGCTAAAGTAATTATTCCGGTAAGAGATTTAAGGGGGATACTTTCTTCTTTTGAAAAAAGAAGAAAAAAATACCCAGCATTTGCCTGGGACGAAGAAGAAAATATTATAAACTTTTCTACAATTGAAAAAAGAGTAAATAATTGGCTAAATTCTACAAGGTTAGGCTTACATCTTGAAAGATTACAAGAAGCATGCAAAGCGCATAAAGAAAAATTATTTTTTGTACACGCAGAGAGATTAACACTAGACCCTCTATCAGAAATAAAAAAGATATACGAGTTTATTGAAGAAGATTATTTTGAGCATGATTTTAAAAATGTAAAACAATACACGAAAGAGCATGATGCTCAATGGTGGCCTATAGGCGACCACACGATTAGACCAGAAGTAAAACCATTAAAACAAGAATGGAATGAGATTCTTGGGTTTGAATTAAGCAATTCTATTCATCAAAAACTAGGCTGGGTGAATCACCTTTAATAAAAAAAAGCGAATGGTATTAGATAATCTTATATTTATTCATCCGCCAAGATGCAGCGGAACATCTATAGAGACCAATTTTAATTGGCACAATGAAAATGAAAAACACCTAAAAGCAAGCGCAATAAGGACCAAGGTAGGGGAAGACAAATGGGCAAATAGCTTGAAATTTTCAATTGTTAGAAACCCATTTGATAGAGTTATCTCTATGTACCACGCTCCGTACTATAGACGTATTAAAAAAGGGTTTTTATTTGAAAGTCTAGAAAACTTTATTGCAGATATTCCAATTCCGCCAAACGAATATGGAATAGAGTGCTGCGACTATATTGATGAAAAAATAGATTTTATAATTAGATTTGAAAGCAGAGAAAAAGACATGTTAAAATTAAAAAATAGTTTCAATATTAATATTGACCCAACAATTTGGGTTAGAAGGCTAAATAGGGAAAAAGATTATAAAAAATATCATAGCTTTGAGTCTATAAAACTAGTGGAAGAAAAATTCTCAAAAGATATATTAAAATTTAATTATAAATATTAATCAATATATATTGACAGATTTTAAAACTAGGATTATAGTTCTCAACTAAAATGAAAAATAAAAAAACAGATTGCAAAAAAGTTTCAATTGAATTTGACGAAAGACACCTTTCAACTCTTATAACTGCTTTAGAGATCTATAGCCGCCTTCGTTCCGGTCAAATTAAATTCGCAATGGACGCGGCATTTTGGGATAAAGATTTAACATATAACGACACAGAGGTTATAGAGAGCTTTATAAGAACCCTTGTTTTCCGTAAAGATAAAACAATAACACAAAATCGCAATTCATATTACGGCATTGGTTGTCTCCAAATGAAGGATGGGACCGTTGCTTGGGAAATCAAAAAGACGATAGAACAATATCTACATTATCAAAGAAATAATGGAATGAGGCGCATATGTGACGTCTCTGGCGATGGACCATTGCAAATATCAGGAATACCTGCTCCAAAAATATTTGATCCGATTCAAGGATACTGGAAGCCTCAAAAAAAATTTAAAATTCCTCAAAGCAAACAGGAGTCTATACGGAAAGCAATAGAAGCCAAAAACCATGAATTGGCTTGGCGCATAGCACAAGCCTCCTTTAAGAAGAATCCCTTACCTAGCGGGTCAAGAAGTAAAATTCAAGAGGTATCTGGAACATACTATGTACTTGTAGAGGAGCCCTACGCTTTACATGATTGAAGAAATTACAAAATTAACTGATGAATGGTATCATCTAATAGGCAAAAGCCATCACAAAGATCGAGACTGTCATTGGTATATAGAAACCAAATGGAGCTATGGTTACGCTCCTATTTACATGGTTTACCACCACGGTTATCTTTTAAAAGATATAGAAATAGAATGTTCATCTTACGATGAGGCGTTAAAAATATTAAAAGACGTTTTGACTGAAAAAATAGAAGAAGAAAAGAAATTCATAGAAGAAAGAAACGATGAAGATGAGTGGTGAAATTAAAATTTTAGACAAAGAAAAGCCTATTTTATTTCTAGGGGATCATCATGGATCTTGGACTCAATTGTTTAGCATTATAGAATACAAGAAAATAAGTGATTGTTATCTTATTAGCGTGGGCGATTCAGGAATAGGATTTATCGATAAAACAAATCAAATAAAAACAATAAACTATTTGAATGATGAATTTAAAAATAAAAATATTATATTCATGTCTATTCGGGGTAACCACGATGACCCCTACTATTATAATGCAGAGAATAAAATAAGTTTGAGCAATTTTGAGTTAATCGAAGATTACTCGGTTTGCCAATACAATTCTAAACTTATTCAATTTATTGGTGGGGCTACATCTATTGACCGCACAGGAAGAAAAGAAGGAATATCTTATTGGAAAGATGAAAAATTAATATTTCATAAAAATAAATGTCAAAAAGTTGATATTCTTGTAACTCATACTGCGCCCTCTTGGTGCTTTCCACAAGCATTTAATGATATGGTGTATGGCTGGGCTAGAGAAGACGCTTATCTTCTAGAGGACCTAACTGATGAAAGAGCCGTAATGGATGAGATATTTAAAATATGCAAACCTAGACTTCATTTGTATGGACATTTTCACTCCAGTTGGACCGAAAAACAAGTTGATTGCACGCATAGACTTCTGGATATAAATGAAATATATCAATATATAGAATGATTAACAAAATTAAAATCACTAACTTAGCAGAAGCTGAAAGCTATAGTTTTAATAAAAATAATACGGAGTATGATATTTGGGTTTCTGCCGTTGGACAAGAAGACAGAAAACAAATTAACAGAATGCGTAAAAATTTTGACGAAAAGAAAGTAAAACACTTTCATCAGTTTTTCGCAGATTGGTCGGACGAAGATGGTATTCAATGGGGGCATCTAAAGGCAGATGCCCCTCAAAGCAGGCACATTCAAAATATTATTACATTCCTAAAGCCATTTACCGAAAATGATAAACCTCATAACCTAGGAGTTAATTGTTTCGCCGGCATGTCCAGATCAACCGCGATTGGAATAATTGCTCTGTTTATGTCTGGAAGAACAATAGAAAATTCACTTTCTGAAATCTTAAAAGCAAGACCAGTAGCATGGCCAAACCTTAGAATCCTAAGACTGGCTTCTGATATATTAAAAGAAGACCTCGAAACGCATGTCCGCAATTGGAAAAATAAAACTTTGGGAATTGGAAAAATTTGGACTCCAGAGGATGAAATCGAATGAAAATTGCGATACCTTTTAAAGAAAATAATTTCAATATTTCAGCAGGTAAATTTTGCGGATTAGATTGTCACTTAATAACTCCACAGATAAATGCTAAATGGAGTAAGGATAATTTATTTTTTAGATCTTTAATTACTGATAAAGAAGGTAATGTTTTGTCGTGCGGATTTCCTAAATTTTTTAATCATGGAGAGAAAGAGGATTGTTACCCAAATCCAGAAAAATTTAATGATTGGAAATGTGAAGACAAGATAGACGGCTCTTTGCTTATAGCGGATTACGTAAATGAGCAGTTCTCAATGAGAACCAGAGGCACGGTTTCTTATATAACTCAGGAAAACTCAAAAGATTTTGAACTTTTACCAGAAAAATACCCAAAGATTGTTGAATTTTTAAAAGAGAACCAGCACCTCAGTCTTTTATTTGAAATTGTAACTCCCAATAACGTTATAGTTGTGAGATCGAATCAAATTGAGTTTTATCTTATTGGAGCTATAAACAAAAATGAAATGCGTGTTGTTTCTTCTAAAGATTTAACCGATATATGGAGAAAAATAGGACCGATTTCAATACCACAATCTTATAAATTTTTAGATACAAATAGTATTTCTAAAATAGCAGAAACTATAAAATGCTGGAAAGGTAAAGAGGGAATAGTAGTTTCATATAATAATGGTCAAAATAGAATAAAATTAAAATCAGACTGGTATTTATTTTGTCATAGGGTAAAGTCGCAACTGAGTTCAAAAAACAACCTTATTGAATTTTATATAGAGAAAGAAATGCCTCAAAATGAAGAGTTTTATAAAATAATTGAAACTGAATTTGATTATGAGATAGCCGCTCAATTAAAAAAGGATATTGAAAATATTTGCAAAGCAGGAGAAAAAGCAAAAGCTCACATTAAAAAAATGTCCGAAATGATATTTGATATTCGAAAAGTTGAAAGCAGAAAATCACAAGCTGAAATGATAAAGAGAAATTATCTAGAAGACTCCGGATTCGCATTTTCTTTGTTGGATAATAAAGAGATAAATAAACTTCAATGGTTTAAATTAATAGAAAAAAAATATGAAAGCTAAAGAACTAATCGATGTTTTGCAAAAATTAGCCCCAGATACACTTATAATTGTTGACGGTTATGAGGGGGATTATAATGTACCGATGGGCGCCGAGCAGATATATGTAACTGGTCCCAATAAAACAGAATGGTATTACGGAGATTATAAAAAATGCTCAGAAAGTGATCCAAACGCAACCAAAGCATTACATTTAATAAGGTAATCATTTATGATAAAAACATTGTACTTATTTATATTAATTTTTTCAGTAACCTCATGTACTATAACTCCAAAAAATCCAGAAAAATGGATGGAAATGGAAAAAAACGCATGTCTGCCGACAGCAATTGCTTTTAAAGAAGGATTAGAAAAATATAACATATGGTCTGAGGTTGTGGCTTATCGCTGGGTAGATAAAAAAACAAATAAAATCAAAGGTCATGCTATCACAGCTTATATGTACCCAAAAGGTAAAAACCAACTTTGGACTTATGATTTTTGGGGAAGCTACAGAGTTAGAGCTTATAAAGATGATCCTCTTCAAATAGCAAGAGAAGCAGTAAAGGTTAGAAATGAAGAAAGAGATGTTTATTTTGCTCATTTTATTAGATAAAAATTGTTTTACTTTTATTAAAAATAAAATAACATAAAAAAATGAAAAAAGAACTAGAACTTGAATTGGTAAAAAAATATCCCTCCCTTCTAAGGGATTTTGGTGGAAACCCTATGCAAACCTGCATGGCTTGGGGGTTTGAACATGCTGATGGTTGGTATAAAATACTAGATCATCTTTTTAGTTATTTGTATTCTCTTATGAATACTGATCTTGTAATCAGCTATAAAAAGGATTATAGGGATGCGCATAAAGGCAATAAAGACTATTATGAAAAATATTATTCTTATCGCATTAAACCCCCACAAATCACTATTAGTCAAGTAAAAGAAAAATACGGAACCTTGACTGTGTATTACCACGCTAACTCCGAAGATTTTCAAGATTTATCAGAAGAAGTTAGGGAAATTCTTGATGAGGAAGACTATGATAAAAAGATTAAGAGGTTTTATAACAAAGTAGATTTCGCCATAAATTACGCCGAATATCAGTCTTCAATAACTTGTGAAGAAACAGGCAAAGATGGAAGGCTTTATACTAGGGGATGGCATAGAACGATGTGTGATGAAATTGCAATTAAAAATGGATACAATCCAGAAGATGCTTCAAAAGAAGGAATAAAATGGGAAGAACTTTAAGCAAAGATTTACAAACACTAGAAGAATGTGCTTTTTATGAAAGCGGTCTAAGCGCGAATGGTTGTTTAGAAAAATTAGATCCTTATGCTAGAGAAGCAATAGAGAGATACGGAAGATACCTATTAAAAGAGCGCGAAAAATTAGAATTAGAATATTTTAAAAAGTTAAAAAAATCAGCAAGGAGCCTATACGGAACGGTTTTGCATATTTGCGCGCTGGCAAAAGAAAATGCAATTATATTAATTGGACCAGAACTTTACAAGGAAGCTGCTAAAAATATAAAAGAATACGAGGAATTAGAATGGAAGAATTAAAAAAAATAATTTTAACTTTGTTGCTAATTATATCAATTCTTTTTCTTGCCTTTGTATTTAGACATCATATTGAAAAACAGGCGCCTCTTAAAATAGAGCAGTTGAACGAAATGGTTGAAAAAGAAATTATCGAAATTTATGGAAGAAACTAAGTATAAATTTATAGAAACAACCGGATGCACTGCGTTTGATTTTACGGTAAATGGTAAGTCTTTTTCTGAACTTTCAAAAAAAGAATACGATGAAATGTTAAACTATCTTTTTTTAAAAATCAAAGAAGGAATTTCAGAACAAACAATCTTATTAGAAAATATTGTGCAATTATTTCAATACGACGACTACGAATACGACCCTCATATTTGCGAACAGTGCGGAGATACAGTTAGCACAACGACATGGAATATTTAGTTGTTAATAATAATAGATTTGCACCTATATATCAGTGTATATATATACATGAGTGGCAGTTTTCCAGTAAAAGATACTCTATTGTATAAATTCTTCTCAGCCGAGAAAGAAGAAATCATGCGCCACAAATGGATAGAAAGCGAAAAAAATGGCAGCGACATAGGATACGACAAGGCTCTTTTAAATTGGATTATAAATCACGAATCTGGATGGAGAAATAATAACAAAGTATTTTTTTCTGGATTATTTTAATTTCTTGACTTAAACAAAAAATTCATAGACAATTTAAAGTCTATGAAACTTGCATCTATAGAGGTCATAAAAAACATCCGCAGCCACCCCAACGCAGACTCGCTTGAAATCGCTGAGGTTTTGGGTTGGCAAGTTGTAGTAAAAAAAGGACTTTATCAGGATGGAGATAAAGCTATATTTATTACTATTGATACTATCGTTCCTAAATGCCAATGGTCTGAATTCTTAGTCGATCAAAAAAATCCAGATAAGCCTATTAGAATTAAAAATATAAAACTTCGTGGAGAATATAGCTCTGGATTAGTTATTCCATTAAGCGAGTTTCCTTTGCAATTTACAGAGACTACTGTTGTCGGCGAAGATTTAACTACGCTGCTTGGTATTCAAAAATATATTAAAGAAATTCCAGTGAATCTATCTGGAGAAAACGAAGGAGATTTTCCGACTCATCTTGCTTCTAAAACAGACGAGGATAACGGCTTAAATGACCCGGATATGGTACAAAAAGTCTTAGAGCAAGATCCTTATATCACAATTACTCAAAAATTAGACGGCAGCAGCATAACTATCATTATAGAAAACGGAAAAATAAAACAGGTTTGCAGTAGAAACCTAGCTAAAAAAGACACCGAAAATTCAACATTTTGGCAATGTGCAAGGCGCCTAAAAATACCAACTGGATGGTCTGGAGTTATTCAAGGCGAAATGTGCGGAAATGGCATTCAGAAAAATCGCCTAAAACTTAATGACATAAAAATTTTTGTATTCCAAATTAAAGTGGGCAATTTTTATATGTCTTATGATGTAATGTATAATTTTTGCAAAAACGAACTTGAGTGCGATGCTGTTCCATTAATTGCAAAACTAGAAACCTCTGCTACAATAAAAATATGGGAAAATCCTTTACAGAAACTTCAAGAGCTTGCCGATAAGCAAAGATATGAAAGCGGAGAAATCGGCGAGGGAATTGTAGTTAGACCCTCTTCATATATTAAATCATACGGCTCTCGGCGACCAATGGGTTTTAAATTAATTAATAGAAATTATAAAGATTAAAATAGCACTTAATATTACTTATTTAAATAAAGTATGCTACAATTTTTCACGCCTATACCTGTAATTACCCCGCTAGGAGGTGGATATGCCATATATGTTACAAATGCGGGTACATTTGAAAACGATATTTGGACAGTTGCACTAGAGAGCGGTGGAAGTGTAATGCATTTTCGTTCCGACCAAATAAAAATATATAAAAATTCAACATTTGATATAACACATGAGAGCGGACTATAAAAATACAAAAAGAGGAGATAAAATAGTCTTTAAGAAAGCTGGAACATGGCATTACTTTAAAGACAGAATAGAGAATGCAAAGAAACTAGAAGAAGGTAAAACTTATACAGTAACAAATATTATTGTTGCTTCTTCTTCAACTGGCGTTACTCTAAAAGAAACTGGCGACCTAGTATACGAACTTTGCTGGTTTGATAAATTATGAAAGAATATACACCAGATAAATGGGTGGTTGTAAAGATTGAAGGTAAGAATGCCCCTTTGACTTACAAAGTATTCGGTTGCTGGTATGGTGGTTATCTTGGTTCTAATTCTTGGAAGCTGAATAGTGGAATTAAAGCAGTAACGGAAGGAAAAGATTCTTGGTTATTTGAAGGTTATTCTGGCTCTGTTTATAAATGTTATAAAGGAATATATGGTATGCATATGTATGGTAATGGTGTTCTAAATGACATTATCAACAAATCAGAAGAAGTAGATGTGAAAGTGGAAATCATGCCAGAAGATACAAATTGGCTTGACTTGTCCTACGAATAATAATAGTATTGAGGAAATGAGCAGAGAACCTAAAAAACTAAAGGGCGGAAAATACTTGGCAACTAAAGTTGCAAACCATCCAAATTTTTTGAAGCTTGGTGAACGAGGTTTAAAGAAACTAGTTAAAAAAATTCAGAAAGAGAAATGACAGAAGAAATATGGAGTTATGACACTTACAGATGTGGAAAATGCTATTACGAAGGATGTGAACCTTGCCCAGATCATCTTCCAAATAACGAAAAAACAGTTACTATGAAACTTACTCATTATGAAGACATTGTTTCAAATTTAGATAAAGCAAGAAGAGAGGCAGATTTTTACAAAGCACAATACGAATCTCTTAGAGAAGAATTAAAATATGAACAACAGACAACTTAAATTCCGAGTATGGGACACTTTGGCAAAGCAATTTATTTACCCCGATAGAGGTTATCAGGGTCACTTCATTCTTACTTTGAATGGAAAATTTCATAATCTCCAGAATGGTTCTGGTGGTGATGAATATGTTGTTCAGCAATTTACTGGAGAATATGATAAGAACAAAAAAGAGATTTACGAAGGCGATATTATTAGGTCGTATTCAGCGGAATTCATAAATGAAAACTATGAAGGAGAAGTAGTTTTTGTAGATGCTACTTTTGATGTAAAAATTGATGACAAAACATATGCTGGTTTGTGGAGTGGGGATGATATTGAAGTAATTGGAAATATGTTTGAAATGTCAGAGCGTTTAAACAATGAGCGAGAATAACTTAGAATACGAAAATATCTGCCTACAGAGAGAAAACCACAAGTTGCAAGAAAAACTTTGGAGAACCGAACTAAAACATAATGAAAGCCTAAAGGACTTAGAACTTAAAAACGAAGAACTTCGTTATATTATTAAAGCACTAACTAAAGGAAAGCTTCCTTGTAATCCAGATCATAATGGAGAGTGTTTGGTTTGTGACAATTGGCTGAGTGACTGCCCGTTAATTAAAAATGAAAAAGAATAAATTTAAATTTGAGGTTAGTTTTAATCTTAACACAATTGACGATGAAAAGCTTGACAAGCTCAGTATCAAAACTTTCGAGTGCGATCTATTTGACTTTGTATACAACTATGCTGGCGAGCAAGGATGCTTCTATACATATACCAAAGAATCTGACGGAGAGGTATATCCAACAAATATTAGAGTCAAACGAATAAAAATATGAGCATGTTCTGGATAATATTTTCGGTTATATTTGGCGTCAGCTTTCTTGCTTTCATATTCTTCTGGATGGTTTTAATCGGCGTATCAAAAGCCGCAGAAGAAGCACACAAAGACGGCTGGGATAATCCACTTGAGTAACGAAATGAAACTTTATATTTGCCCAATTTTATTTTTTATTTTTTTAACAAACGCGTTTTCAAAAAACTTTGAACCATCTAAGTTAAATTACCGTTTTGGGTATAGATTTTTAATAATGATCATCTTATAAAAAAATAATAATATGAAGCTTTTAAGAACAGCTACATTAGCAAAAGCATGGACGCATATTATTGGTGTTCCTGTTGCTATTGTTACATTTATTGTTGCTGTTTATAGTTCATGGGAAACAATTTCTTCAGCTTCTAAAACATTTCAACTATCAAGAGTTTCAGCTTTAAGCGAATCAAGAAAGTTATTTGGAGACTATGAGGGCATTGGAAAGAAAGCTATTAAATTTAATGAAGATATAAAAAACAAAACAATTCCACCGATATCAGATCTTTTAAAAAAATATAAAACAGGAGAGCAGATGTATCATTCCGATGAATTAAAAGATTTTAGAGCGGTTAAAGATTATTTTGACCAAATTGGTGCTTTTGTGAAATTGGGTTATTTGGATTTCGATTTGTTTTTTTGTGTGGTTGCTTTTCCTGATTCTTTCTGGATTATTTCTGAACCTTACCGTAATTATATAAGCAAAAATTGGTCGAATGAAAAAAAAGAATTAAAAGATTTTGATAGTAATATGAGCTATCTTTATAGATTGTATAAAGAAAAAAGAAAAAAAGAAAATTTGAATTGAATTTATGATTGACGACAAACCAAAACCAGTTTTAAAAGAATTAGAAATTAGTATTTTAGAAACATCTACAAATTTTGCAAAGCAACAAGTAAACGACTTAGAAAGAAAACTCAAACAAAGCGATATGTTTATTACATACGAAGTTGAGAGATTGCAAAAGGAAATATCAGAATTTAAGAAGTGTGTTAATAGTTTCAAACGACATTTGGTAGAAGCAATTCTATTGATGGCAGCTTGTATTATAGTTATCTTTATTAAAGTTTTCTTTTTATAAA